GCGCCCAGAACTGTAGGGGCATGCCACGGCCGCCTGGCGGGTTCAGGAAGACCGAGAACGGCCCGCCGCCGTACGGCTCCCACGAGCACACCAGCCCGTTCTCTGACGCCGTCAGGAAGCGCCTGGCGCCCACGGCGGCGTTGGCCTCGGCATCGGACGCGGGGTCAAGGTCGATGCCGCCCAGCACGCGGCGGGCGCGGTCTATGATGTCGGACGGGGTGTACCAGAGGTGGCTGGCGGCGGAGTGTTGCGCGTTGGGCATGCCCTAGCGTGGCAGACGTAAGAACGCCCCGGCAACTGTTTCCAGCGGCCAGGGCGGCTAAGCTACCAGTTCAGTTAGCTAGTCTTCAAACGAGCTGGTTATCGCTATACTCGACGGCGAGCGGGTAGTAGATATTGACGCCAGCGTAGCGCGCCTGGCAAACGTGCGTGAACACACCCTTCGCGTACTCGACCGGGAGAATCTCGAACTCGATGCCCGTCTCGAACTCGAGGACTTCAGGCGACTTGTGGTAGCAGATGACTCGGCCGGCCGTGCCGTCTGCGCTCGCCGTGGACAGCTTGGTCCACGAGTCGATGCTGATGCCGGGGTTCTGCATCTGGAAGCTCGAAAGCACCGTGGCGTTCGACGCGTTGTCGACGCTGAGGAGCTTCGTGGCCAGGATGCGCCACGCTGCCGTCGACACCAAGATGGCGTTCGGCGAGAAGATTTCCTTCGTGTCCACGAGCATCGAGGTCACGAGGTAGTTGAGGTCTTCGAGGATTTCCTCGCCCGAAGCCGTTGCCCACGCGCCGTTCGGCAGCGTCTTCAACGTTGCGTTCGGGTGGTTGGCAAGGCCGTAGGTGCCGATGTCCGGGACGCCGAAGGCCGTGATGCCGTCGCGTGCCAGCTCGATGCCGCGGCGCGCTGCGTCGCCAAGGCGCGTGGTGAGCGCTACGCCCGCCGCCGAAGCCTTACGAAGGTCTTCGATGGAGTAGTAGTAGCCGTCCTTGACGTTGAAGTAGCGGACGATCTTCTCGACCGCGCTCGCCGACACCATGGGGATGTCGGTTGCGTAGTTGTGCATCACCTTGGCGACCACGAACGCGTCCCAGATGCGGACGACAAGCGTCTCACTGGTCGCGCCGCCTTCGTTCGACTCGGGAACGAAGCTGCGCGCCTTGAGCGCCTCGTACTTCTTTTCATAGATGCGTGACTTCACAGTCTCGAGCTGGCGCGCGAAGATCATCGTCTCGGCAGCATCGTTCGATGCCGCACGGATTTCAGGCTCCACTGCGTCGAGGTTGGGAATGGTCTCGAGAACGTGCGCGTCAAACTCAAGCACTGCAGGGCGGTTCTTCATGGCCGGGATCACCTTTTGTTGGCCCGGCGCTGCGACGCGACCGGTTGTACTACAGGTAGCCTAGCACTTGATTTCCCTTGCGTGCGTTGCAGGGCCGGCAGAGCGGCTGGAGGTTCCAGATGTTCGAGCAACCTCCTCGAGAAACCGGAATAACGTGGTCCACTTCCAGCGCACCGTCGCATGCGCAGTGGCGGCAGCGGTGTCCGTAACACTCGAGCACGGCGTCCCACTCTGCAGGCGTGAACGAGCCGCCTGCGCCCGTCATGCGGGTGCGATACCGGAGGAGCGCCGCGCGCCTTGCCGGCCTGTTGCTGCGGTCCCAGCGGCGGTTGCGGGCGTTGTGCCGGGTCCGGTTCCGCCGCAACCACCGGGACATGTGCTCAGCCTGCCGTTCTGGGTGAGCGGCCACCCACGCCTTCACCCTGGCCTTGGTCTTCGCCAGCGTGTGTTTGTGGGCGTCGCAGACGCCCGTGGTGCTCGTGGTGTAGACGCTGTTCTGGCAGCCCGCCACAGAGCACGTGGACATCGGCGCCAGCTGCCCTGCATTGCGGGCCTTGTCGTAGTGCTTGCGGCACCACTGGCGGGAGTACCAGGCCGACTGACAGCCTTCAACGCAACATGCCCTGGCAACTTTCGTCACCAGGGCATGTTGGCATCTCGACGCCCTAGGCGTCAAGGGTCTCAACCGAGGAGGTTGATGTACGCGGGGGCAAGGCCCGCCGCCGACTTGCGGGTGAAGCGGCCGGGGACGAGCACGCACGATGCGGTGTCCGCGTCGTTACGGAACTGGCCGAGGACGCTGCCGCCTGCGCCCGCTGCAACGCGAACGTAGATCGGGTCCTGGTCGTTGACAGCTTCCTCGGTGATGACCCAGATGCCGCCCTTGGTGATGACGTTGAAGGGCTCGCCGTCAACGTAGTTGCCCTCGGCGCCCGTGGCGGTGAAGCCGGGGTAGCCGTAGAGGTTCGACGCGAACACGCCGGTCTTGATGGGCTCGCGCACCACGATTCCGAGGAGGTCCGACACGGTGAGCGAGGCGAGGGCCGGCACGCCAACGGTGAAGCTGCCCGCCACGCCGGCCTGGGCCGACATCACGACGGCCGAAACCGAGCTGAAGTACGTGGTGGTCGTAAGCGTCTGCCCGCCGCCGTCTGCCATGGCAAGCGTCTCTGTCGTGGGCTGGTTGGTCAGGGCGTTGATGCCCGTGATTGCCACGGTGCCGACGTCGAAGTCGGCGTGCGTGGAGGTCGTGACGGTCACGAGGCGGGCAGGCTGCATGGCGCCGGCACCGATGAGGCCGTTCAAGCTCGCGCCTGACAGCGTGAGGATGGACGCGCTGGACGCGTGGGTCGTCACGATGGCATCGACGTCCACTGCCGCGACGGGGGTCGGGCTCTGGAACGCTTGGCCGCACGACTCAACGAACGAGCCGCCCGATTGTCCGTGGACGCCGGGGACCTTGAAGGTGCCCATGCCGGCGAGCTGCAGGCCGCGCGCGATGCGGGTCGTGATGCGGCGATCGTCATAGGCTTCCGAGAAGGAGCCCGCCGTTGCGATGTCGTTCCGGGCCGTAAAAGTTGACTGGATGATGGTAGCCATTGTGGTCTCTTCTCCGGCGCCGTGCGCCGCTAGGGTGTCCGCTTCGCGCACCTGCCGCGCTTACAGACAATCCTAGCACCGGTTGCACTTGCTGGAGTTACAGGAACCGCACATTGGCAAAAGATTTTCGATTCCGTTGCTGCTTCCGGGCTTGCTGAGCGGGATTATGTGGTCCAGCGTCCTCTGCTTGCTGGGCAGCGCAAGCAGGTCGGCTGCGCACCTGGTGCACCTCCATCCGTACGCCTCGAACAGCGCAAGCCGGTCGTGCTTCGTGTGCTTGCCTGGGACGCCGAGCAGTCGCGCCTTGCGCGCTTGGTTTTTGACGGCCTGCTGCTCCGGAGTGAGCACCTGCTTCTTCCCGCAGCGGGCGTACGACTGTCGGGACAGTTCGCGGCAGCGCTCCAGGTTCTGGAGGCGCCACTCCTGCTGCTTGGCGTACGCCTTGGCCTTGTTGGCTTCCGCCCACGCCTGGTTGCGTGCTTTGCGCGACGGGTCGCGCTTGTAGCGCTCCGCGTCTTTGGCCCGCGCCTGCGCCCTGCGTGCTGGCGTGGCCTCGTAGCAGCGCCGACAGAAGCCTTTGCAGGAGTACGGCAGCGTGCAGCCAGAAGTCGAACAGACCTTCATGCCAGCCAGCATCTCACGACACTGGCTGCCGCGTCAACGTTCAGCCTTCGGCGCTGCCGGGGGCGCGGTACGACGCGAGCATCGCCTGGCGACCACGCAAAGCCTTCGGGGCTGACGGCTTGGCGTCGGCTTCCGGTCCCTTGGTGATGATGGTGGCCGGGCTGAGGCGCTCGGCGCCGTCCTGGTCCGCTGCGTCTTCGGACGCAATGGCCTCGAACAGGGAGTCGATGGACTCCTGCGACTTGCCGTCCAGCGACAGCTTGGGGTAGCGCGCGGCCACCCTCGCCTTGCGCTCGCCAGCCTTGACGGCGTCTTCGCGCGCCTTGAGCTCCGTGGCGACCGCTGCGTCCAAGGTCTCCTTGGACTGGGCGACGACAAGGGCAGCCTTAGCAGCGTCGAGCTCGGCCCTGAGCGAGTCGTTCTCTGACAGGACAGCGTCCACACGAAGCGTCACGGCTTCGAGCTGGACGAGGGTGGAGACCAGCTTCGCATCGAAGGCGGCCTGGGCTTTGTCGGCGGCCACTTCGGCGCCATCGATTGTGAACAACATTGGAACTCCGACCTGTGAGGTTTCGTCTACAGATTCTAGCGCATCCAGCGCCAAGCACACCTGGGCGCCAGCGCGACCGGCGCGCACCACGGCAGCGTGGTTGAACTCGATGGCCGTGCGGATGACGTGGTAGGAGTCGCCCTCCGGCGTCTGCCCGTCCTCGAACCGGAACGTGGACATGTACCCGGCAGACACTTCTCGTGCCACGCCGCCGTCGATGACCAGGATCAGGTCGGCGTCCTGTAGCGTGAGCTTGGCCGACAAGTAGGTTCCGTCGAAGGCGACCGAGTCAGCCGACACGATGCCCGCCGAATACTTGCGGTAGTTCTTCGGGGTGATGAGCTCGGGCGGGTGTTCGTTGGTCACAGGCGCGTTGCGCAGTGAACTGGCGGCAGCCTCAAGCACGGCTGGCGGGTTGTACACGCGCAGCAGGTCTGAGTCCGCGAACTTCGCCGGCACGTCCACGCCCTTGTCGCGCCACGCCTTGGCCGAGTAGAGCATGGTGCCCGTGCGCGCGATCTTGGCGTCGGCTACGTAGCCGCCTTGCGGCGTGCGCTCAAGTTTGCCCAGCGGGGAGGCGCGGTCCAGGAATAGCATGCCTCTAGCGTAGCAGGCGTCAGACGAGCGACTGCAGGACCAGGGATACGCTCGACGTTACGGACGTGTTGTTCGTCCCCACGACCGTTGCGCGCAGCTTCATGTCCGAGCCCGCCGTGACCGGGGTCATGAGCCGCGGCTGCAGCGCCACGGTGGGGCAGCCGTCGCCTGTGGTGAGGAAGGCGCGGGAAAGCCACGCGGATGCCGGCGACGAGCGGATGACCAGGCGGTGCCCACAGTACGCGTTGCCGGCCAGGTTGAGCTGGGTGAACACGCCGTCGATGAGCCAGGCGACGGTGTTAGCCGGCACCGTGTAGACGCCGGTCTGTCCGCGCCCGAAGTCTGGCGGGATGGAGTGCAGCCCGTTCGCGCCGACAACGGTGCGCACCGTCACAGTGCCAACGTTGGTCTCGTAGGACCCCGCCGTAAGCACCTGCGCCAGGTTCACGCGGTAGTACGTGTTGACCAGCGCCACAGGCGTGAGGCCGTTCAACGTGACGTCTTCGGTAACCACGGCCAGCGCCAGGTTTAGCCCCACGACCCGGATGGTGCGGGCGCCGGTGCCGGCTGCTGCGTCGGCGGCGCTGTCGGACACCGCCTCAAGCGCCACGGCGGCAGTGGGGAACACGTAGGTGCCGCCAATAGGGCGTAGGTCCTCCGGGACCGAGCCGGTGTCGATGTCGGGGTTGGTCCCCTGGACCACGAAGGCAGAGTAGCCGGGCAGGGCGCCCATGGAAAGCGCCTGCAACCATTCCCGCGTCGGTTGACTGGAGAGCTCGAACATGGGTTACGCCTTCCGAACGGGTTTGATGGTGAGCAAGCTAGCGCCCACGACAGTTCGGGCGACCAGGCGCGACGCCTTGACCTGCACCTGCCGGAAGACCTTGTACCCGCCTGCGACCGGATCGGCCACCAGGGTGGTGGTGGACGCAGCCGTCGCCGTGACCACGAGCGTGGTGTCCGTGCTCGCGTCGGCGCTGAACGACATCAGGAAGTCCGCGGGGCAGCTGATCGCCACGACGTAGCCCTGCAACGCGGACAAATCCAGCCCTACGGCCGTGCTGCTGATGGCGAATATGCCCCCGCCAGGGAGTCCTTGTACATCCATTCAGTGCATGGTAGCAGGCCCGGCTAGGCTACCTCGAATGCCTCAACTAGGACAGCGCCGCACCGGCACGCTACGGCCTGTCCAGGGTGGTTGTTTCCTTCACGTCTGCCAGTGTTTGGCGGGCTGGCCCAGGAGAAGATCTTGCCGTCGAGGTGCGCGTGGCCGTCGCGCACGCGGTGGTCGTGGCGGGTGTGCCAGACGTAGGACCCGCTGCCGGCAGACACCGCCCAGTGTTCGACCACCGCGCCCTGGAGTTTCCAGGATTCGGCCCGCGCTACCAGCGGAATACGCCACAGCTGGTTGCGCCGCGGATCGGCAACAACATCGGCAACGACCTTGCGGTAGTACGTCATGTTGCGGTCGGTGAACAGCTGGAGCAGCACGCGCTCCCGTTCGTCCGCTGCCGGCATCTTGACCTGCAGCATGCGGCCGACTTCGCGCTTGCCTTGGGCAGAGATGCGCTTGGCCGCTGCGGCAGCGTTGCGGGCCAACGGGCGCACGATGTCCAGCAGACCCTGCTCCAGCTCCGCACCGACTACTCCAGTATCCAGTAGCCGGGCCATCCGTTCAGCAGCCTTGTTCGCCGCACCCTCGTAGGCCGTCACGGCGGCGTCCGCTGGCGTGGGCGCCATCTTGGCCACGGCGGCGCGGTCGGCGCGCTTGGCGGCGGCAGCACGCGCGGGCGCAACGGCCTTTGTAGAGGCGAACGCCTCGGCGAGGGTGCGGCGTTGGGTCATGCTGACTGCCTACGGCCGCCGTTAGGGCCGCCCGAGCCTGGTGCCGCGCCGAACACAGACAAGCACGCATACGGCACCTTGATTGGCAGGTTGCCGCGACCCTGGAACCGCAGCGTGGCCGTGAGGTGGTCCTCGGCGAACGTCACCGGTGCCGGGAACGCCAGCGCGGGGCCGACGTGGAAGCCAATGGTGCGCTGGTCGCGCAGGTGCGCCGGCACCACAACGCCGGGGTCGTTGATGACCCCTATGAACGCGTTGCCGGTTTCGCGCAGCTGCTTTTCGAGCCGCGCACGTACGAGGTAGTGAAGTGTTCCCATGCGCCTATGATGGCGTCAGGCTTGTCCCAAAAACAAGGACAATCCGCGGATGAGCGCCGGAAGCTCGCTAACGTGGAGGAAAGCCCAGTTGTAGGCGGTCGGGTTTGGTGCCCAGGTCACGTACGCGAACTTGGTCATACCCTACCTTGCCACGCGGTTCAGGTCTGAGCCTTCGCCGACTTGGCCTTGGTCTTGCGGGCGCCGGACTTGGCTGGCGGGTTGGCCGTGGGCTTCGGGGCGTGTTTCGCCTCCACCTCGGCAGCGGCCTCTACCTGGCCGAGCCCTACTTCGCGGTTCTCCACCTCGGCGAGCCCGTCCTTGAGCGCCTTGCGCCGGGCGTCCAGGTCCACGCGCAGGCGCAGGCTGGGGGCGATCCGGTTCAGGTTGAGCGCGGCCTCCTCAGGAAGCAACGTCTGGGCGGCCACGAGCGCGACCACGCCGTCAATGTTCATTTTTTCGGCCGTGGCAACGTCGAGCGGCTTCGGTCGTGACAGCTCCGGCCAGACGATCTTGAGGTCATCCACGTCGTCTTCGCCCAGCGTCTGGGCCAGCATCTTCACCAGGCGCAACAGCGGCGGCTGCAGCTCGTCGGCGCGGTACACGTCGATGGTGTTGAAGTAGAGCTCCATGTCTGAGTCGCCGGTGGCGTCCATGCCCGCTGGCGACATGCCCAGGAGCACGGTGAGCGGCATGCGCGCTGCCGTGGCCAAGCGGACCATGTACGCCTGCATGACGCCGTCCAGCGTGCCCAGCGTGGACCGCTCCACAACCTCGAAGGACTCCGGCTCACTGCCGTTGGCCTTGTCGCCAGCGTCGAGCATGATCGCCTTCGCCGACGAGCGGACCATGTCCATAAACGCCAGCCGGGTCTGCACGTCTTCGCGGCCTTCGCCGTCCGACTCCGCGAGCGACTGGATGAGGCCCTGCATCTTGAACACGGCTTGCGACGCGTCCGCGAACATCGCGTCTGTGGACGCCCACATGGAGTCGAAGGACTTGAGCACGTTGTACACGCGCTGCAGCACGGACAGGTCCCAGCCCTGGTTGTACTGCTTGCGGCGGCGGGTAGTGGTCATGCCGCCAAACATCAGCATCCGAGACTCGTGGATGACCGTGGGCTGGATCGCCGTCACGCCGCCGATGGGCGTGGGCTGCCAGATGTACGTCTGCACCCGACCGTCGCCGTACCAGGTGTAGGCGGTGAGGTCTTGGCGGTCGAACGGTATGAGCTCCAGCACCTCGGTAACGTCTTCGTCGCGCAGGGGCATGGCCGGCAGCCCGCCGCCCTTGACGCGCAGGATGACGCCGCCGCCGCCGAACAGCCGGCCCCACGTGGCGCCTTCCTTCATGAGCTCGCGGGCCTTGAGCCGCTCCAGCTCCAGCTGGATGTCGTGGGCGAGCTCGTCTTCTTCCTCGTCGGTCTCGGTGCGCTCGACCGTGAACCACGCGCGCAGGGCGTCGTCCACCGGCTTGGCCACGATGGTGTTCGCCAGGTCGTTGTTGGCGAACAGCGCCTCCAGCAGGTCACACGGCAAGGGCGCGTCGTCACAGTAGAAGAGCGCGCTGTTCTTGTCGCGGCTAGTCCCGATGCCCGTCACGAGGTTCGATATTGCATCGAACATGCCCGCCATCCGGGACTTTTTCCCCTGGTTCTTGATCGCTGCGACGACTACCGGATCAGAGGAGCTCATCCTGGATGATATCACCATCCCGCCTGGCGGCGCGCAGGTAGGCCGCTGCGCCTTCCAGGTGCTCTGGGCTGTCTCCAAAGAAGCCGAGCCCTGAGTTGCAAGTTCGATGCAGCAGCCCTCGGATCTTCCCGGTCTTGTGGCAGTGGTCTACCACGCCAGAATAGGGAGTCCTGCCCTTTGTTGACAGTATGGCGCCCTTGCAGACAGCGCAGACGCCTCCCTGGCGCGTGAGGAGCTCTGTCAAGAAGTCCTCGGACGAGATGCCTCTACGCCGCAGGTTGTATCTGCGGTCCAGTACCCCCTTGTCTTGGTTGGCTTTGCGGTAGGCCCTGCGCTTGGCGAGCCACTCAGGGTCACCCTTGATTTTGGCGAACCACCGCTTCTTTGCCAGCTCCTCCTTTTCCGGGAATCTCTCCCGGTAGTCCTTCTTGTAGCAGGCGTGGCAGAAGCCACGCCGGCCCTTGTTTTCGGGCTTCTGACACCCTTCACGCTTGCACATACCAAATGCTCGCACAGCATCGCTGCACAAGTCAACGCAACATGTTACGCATCGCCTGGGCGGCCTGCTTGTTGCGCCCGGCGCGGTACTTGCCTGACGCCTCCATGAGGTACTGCGTCGCACAGTCGACCTGATCGTCGTTTTTGGACGCGGGGAAGGTGATGTGCTCCTCGACGAACCCAGCCACCCAGGGCGCACGCTCCGGCAGCCAGACGTTACCTGCCGCCCACAAAGGGCTCACGGCCGCCGCGCGCGCCATCTTGCCGCCCCTGGGGTCCACGCCCTTCACACCGGGCAGCATGCGCTTGAGCGTGTCGATGATGGCCGTACCGTTGGCCTTGTCCTCGATGAGGAGCTGCCGGATGCCGGCGTGCTTGGCGAACATGACCTGGATGGCCGCCACCTGGTCCGTGAAGCCCATGCGCAGCCGCACCTGGTCCAGCAGCAGGTATCGGGCCATCGACTCCTGCGCCCAGCACTGGATGACCGTGAAGTCCTTGTCCGCGCCTTCCTTGAGCGACGAGTCGATAGACAGCGACAGCCGCGCGCCCTTGGCGAAGGTGCCGGGGTAGCGGTAGTCGAACCACGCGCGCTGGAAGATCGACCCGTCCTCGGGCGACGGGCGTTGCTGGTACTGTGCCGCCCAGTCGCGTGCCGGCGTGATCGACTTGCGGAAGCTGATGACGTGCTGCGGAAAGCGCTTGGGGGCCAGGAGCTCGCCGTCCTTGCTGCGCCAGTCGGAACCCCACGGGGATTCGTACGCCTCGTGCGCCTCGAACTCCATAGGCAGGCGCAGGTGCTGGGCGCCCTGCTCGATGCAGTGGCCGGACAAGTCGTCCATGTGTAGCCGCTGGGCGATGACGATACGGCAGAACGTCGCGGCGTCCGCCGAGCGGTTGCTGAAGATCGCATCCCAGCGGTAGTGGGTCTTGGCCAGGGCTTCGCGGGCCGAGTCGCCCCCGAGCTTTAGGTCATCCGGCTTGATAGGGTCATCCGATAGCAAGAAGTGGGCATGTCGGCCGGTGGGTCGGCCGCCCATCGGGGTAGAGAAGCGGGACCCCTTGCGCGTGTTGACGTAGTAGCCCATCGAGGCGCGCTCGCCGCCCTCGATGTGAACCTCCACCTGTGACCATTCGGTGGGGGTAGAGAAGCGCTCTTGGTACCACTCGTTGTTGATCAGGTCGAACGAGCGCTTGGCGTCGCGCAGCGCCAAGTCTTCGCCGTAGGACGTGGTGATGAACTTCGCTTCCGGGCACCACGACCAAACCCAGGCCGGGAAGAACACCATAGCCGTCAGCGACTTAGAGAAGCCGGGCGGGATTGCGATAACCAGGTCGGAGATGCCTCCAGGCGCGTCGGTACCCTTCCACACCCAGTGCGACCACGCTTGCGTCTCCCAGTCGAGCCGGAACGACTGGGTGCCGTAGTAGGCGCACGCCTCCAGGTGGCGGCAGATAACCTCGATGTGGGGCTCTAGGACGAACTCGCAGCTCTCCACAAGGTGCCAACTGCGCTTCACGAACTCCAGCAAACCGTTGCGGCGTATCTGTTCACGGTCGAGCGCAGGACTGGCCATCACCCATCGTAACAGTTCCAGGTGCACTGCGCATACACAAACTTCGGCTTGCGGCGGTAATACGGCAGGGCGCCGTCCGAAACGGTCTTCGAAGGGTCGAACACCTTGCGGCGGGACTTCCACCCGTTGGACGCCTTGACGTCCTCGAACAGCGCGGCACCTAAGCGCAGCGCCGCCCGCAGGTCTTTGCGCCACTGCTCCTTCACCGCTGCCGACCGGGCGGCGTGGCGGGCCTTGGTGACCGCGCGGGCGGCCGTGTCCAGCGGCGGGCGGGTTGCGTGGGCGGCGCGCATCTTGGCCTTGGCGGCCTCCGTGTGCTTCCGACCGGTCAACGTAGCCGCGATAGCGGCCTTGACCCCAGCGGGGCGCTTGCGGCCGAGCAGCGCCTTGGCGATCTTGGCCTTGGTGGCTGCCGAGTGCGGGAGCCGCTTGCGGGTACTAGCGGCCACTGGGCAGCGCCTTCTTTTCGGCGAGGGCGAGCTTGATGTTCTCGGCGGCTTCGAGCGCGGCCAGCTGCTCCGGGGTAGCGTCGCGCAGGTCCATCAGGGACTGGCCCTTGTTGACCGTCACGTCCACCTTGGTGCGCTGCTCGCGGTCGTACTCCTCCGGGAAGCGCGCCTTCATCTCGGCGAGGCACGCCTTCGAGTCCAGCTTGACGTGGTCGCGCCAGCACTCTACTAGGTCACCGTCGAACTCGTCACGGCCTTTGTCACATGCAATGACGAAGGCTACAAGTTCAGCATTGGTACAAGTGTCTTCGCGACCGTCACGCATCCAGTTTGATAGTGTAGTGCGTGACACTCCTAGGAACGTAGCTACTTGTCTATCGTTCTTGCCTTCGGCGTACAGCTTCTGGGCGAAGGGCGCCATGTGGGGTTCGAGCTTGGTTATCCAACGTGCCATGCACCAAGGATGCCACGGCACCAAGTGGATGGCTAGGGCTTCCCGTAGCGGCGCTCCCACTCCTCCAACGTCTCGCGATCGGGGTCGCCCGGCAGACTGTCGGCGATCGCTTCCAACTTGTCTCTGTCGTAGGTCCCGAACTTGGGCTGCATCCGCGTCAAACGGATTAGCTCCGCCCGCGCCGCACGGCCGGCTGCGTCGGTAGCGTAGGCCGGGGCGTGGTTGATTCGGTCGTGGAGTCGGTCGGCTTCGCCTGAAGCGTCGTGGTACCGGTCGGTCATATCCTGCAGCTGCTCGCGCAGCGCGGCGTTGGCGGCCTCCGCCTCGGACAGGCACTTCCGCGCCTCGCTAACGTCGACATGCAACGCCACCAGCTCCTTGGCGAGGGTGGCCTTGTCCGCCAAGGCCGACCACAGCTGCCGCAGGGCTGTGTCGTTGGCCGTTTCGAGCTCGGCGATGCGCCCCTGCATGGCGAAGGACGCAGCGCGGAAAAGCTCGATGTCGGTATGCAGGTCTCGCTGGGCGTTGTGGGCCTCGCCCAGGTCGCGGACCAGCAGGTCCACCCGCTTGCGCTCGGCTTGGAGCAGGTCGGCGGTGCGCACCAGCTTGGCGTAGGTGGCGGCCAGTTCGGCTTCGAGTGCGGCTACTTGCTCGTCCGGTTCGGGCGTGAGCGCCTCTAGGGCGGCACACAAGCGCGGCTTGTCCAGTCCGTAGTTCTCCACGACTGCACACACACGGTCCACCTGCTTGTCCGTGATCTTGTTCTTCGTCATCCGGCAATCCTCGCACAACTGAACATCGACCATCCACTATAAAATGCGCTCTACGGGCGCGCGTATCGTTACACAACGGTGGACCAGGCGATCACTAACCAACCACATGGCAGCATCGGGCCGTGCGTTTAGTCACACGAGCCCGCCGCGGATCATGTGCCGGTAGATGTCGTGGGCCACGGACCCGTCCGGCATGTAGCCGCCCGACGCCCGGACCCCCGGCAGCATCGCGCAGAACTCCGCCCAGGTTGGCGGGCGTTTACCGGCCAGTTCCTCGTCCGACCACTGACACACCGGCTGCTGGGCAAGCGTGTAAGCCCAGTCTTCTGCCGTGATCCGGGCGAACTCCGGGTCCTCCGGGGGCAGCACCCCTACGGAGAACAACGGGCGGTTGCTGGCACTGGCCGGCAGGGGAGGGGGTAGGCGGGCCGGCGCTTCGTGCGCAGGAACCAGTCGCGCGCTTGTGCTGCTGTCAAAAACCCCACCTGCTGCCGGTACTCGGGCCAGTTCTCGCTGGTGTACCTCAGGACCCACTTGCCGTTCACGTCCTGCCACACCGACAGGTACGAGACTCGGTCCCAGAACGGCAGCACCGGCGCCGGGTACACCCCGAACCCCGCCGGCACGCACGGCATCGAGTATGGCGAGCGCGTTCGGCGGTGCGCCCGCCCTTTGTACGCCGACCAATAGGCCGCATTCGCTGCTTGCCGGGTCTCGAAGGACCCGATCAGGCGCTTGACCTTGTTCTCGACTATCTCCGCCAGCCACATCCCGGATTGTGGGTGCCACCTTGTTCCGCGCTTTTTTGGATCGCCCGTCTACTGCCTGACCTTTCGCCCTACGGTACGCGTCCTGTGCCTCGAACTCGTTGCTGAACCACCCCAGGTGCTTGATCTTCCCGTTCACCCGGATGCGGGCCTTGAACGGCTTCCTCCGCCCGAGCTCCTGGGTGACCCCCTTCGGGGTGTCTTTTTTCGGCTTCGTTTTCATGGCCAGACCACCGTATCTCGGCGGGGACACTTTACGCAAGACCTAAAGTGTCCCGGGGACACTATTGGGGACAAAGTGTCCCCGGGACACTGCTGGGGACACTATACTGCAAACCCCGCGCGCTTACTGGCTTTTTCGTAAAGTGTCCCAGGGTCGCACGCGCGAGGAACTACCTCCCAAACCAGACAAGGAGACGGCCTAGAAGAAGAAAAGAAGAGACCGAGATACAACGTGCGCGACCCAAAGCTTGGCCCGAGCTCGGTTCGAAACGCACTGCTTGGCGTTGGGCAGCTACCGGTCATTCGAAGTGCTGGGATGAACCGCGCGTAGCGCGCCTACACGAGACGTTTATGCTCCGTGCGCGTAGGGCGTGCGCCCGCACGTGTCATAGATGCAGGCCCAGCTGGCACCCAGGCATGGTGACTCCGCCGCGGGGCGCTTAGCGCCCCGCGGCCCTAGGAGCCCGTATACGGCCCGCGACCACCCTTGGAGCTACCAGCCTAGCTACCCCTACCGGCAACGCCCGCCTAGGGGCCGGGACGGCGCCGCAATCGGCCTTCCGAAGGGCCGCTGCCAGCTAGGCCGGCATGCCACCGGAACTTTTCCAAAATATTTTGCAGCCAACTCTGGTGCAGCACCCGGCCGACGTGTCGGTGCGCAGAGGTACCCCAGGGGGGATGTGCGCACACCACTCCGCGCCACGCACATGTCGCTCAACACGCTTTACAGGTGGTTTCGCCCACAATAATAAGGGTTTACATCGTTGTAAAGCGCACGAATCGCCCTGTGTCCGGCATACGTTCGTTTGTAGGACAGACTAGGTGCCTTGGCATGGACCTTGCCTTCCTAGGGTAGCGGGCTAGGCAGCACCCTTGGGCAGCGGTTGTGTTTGCTGCCCTGACAGGGGGGTGCACACATGCTGCCCTGCATGCAGGGTAGGGCGCCATGCATGCCTAGGGCGCACCACTACTGGTAGTGGGTACGTGTGCACCCCTAGGTACCCGCGGCCTATGCCCCTTATGACCGTACCCACTACGGGTAGTGGTGTGCCCTTGTGCGCCCAGTCGACACCGCCCACATGCCCGCAAGGGCCTTGTGCGGGGGTGCCCGCCCATGCGACCATAGGGGCTATGGCAAAGCTATGGGGCTACGTTCGGGTGTCCACGGAAGAGCAATCGTCGGCGCTGCAAGTCGACGCCTTGGTACGCGCCGGGGTCGCGCTTGCGGACATCATTGCGGACGACGGCGTGTCCGGCAGCAAGCCTGCCCGCGATCGGCCGGGCTTCGCACGCTTGCTCGCTGCAATGGCGCCTGGGGATGAGCTCGCTTGCTACGCGTTGTCTCGGGTAGGGCGTTCGACCTTGGACGTACTAGGGTTGCTACGCGATTTGGATGCCCGCGGGATTACGTTCCGGTCTGTGACAGAACCGATTGAAACACGTACCCATGTAGGCAAGCTCGTGACTAGCATCCTTGCTGCCGTTGCCGAAATGGAGCGTAACGTGCTCATCGAACGCACTCGGGACGGCGTTGCCGCTGCAAAGGCACGTGGGGCTAAGCTAGGGCGTCCCCGCAAGCTAGGCCCCGACGCCGTTGCGGCCTTGCGTGCGCTGGTTGCTGGCGGGGCTAGCGTGCGGGTCGCGGCTGCCACGCTAGGCGTTTCCAAGTCCGCTGCCTATGCTGCCCTAGCCCCATAACGCCGAACGCCCCTGGCGGCCTTATGCGGGCTGCTAGGGGCGTTTGGGTGTCACGCGGTTTAGCGTTGTGACTTGCGCGCGTTGGCAACCATAGCGCCCAGCCGCTTGTAATCGGCTGCCGTTAGCTCGCCGTACAGGCAATCGAGCGCGCTTTCCATCGTATCGTAGTACTCGGGTGTCATTGCGGGCGCGTTCATTAGCGCCGACAGTTCCAGATCCGCAAAGATGCGAGCGATTCGTTCGTTTGCCATGTACCCAGTATCGGCGAACTAGCGCCAGACCTGTAGCGGAAAGATTCATGCCATTTCGGCAAGGCAGTTTTCGCGGGTTACCTAGCCCCGCCGTTATACCTCGGGTACGTCGGGGGCGCGATTCGCGGCGCGTAGTGCGTCTAGCGTAGTGCCGCGGTTCCAAGGGGACTGCGTGGGACGTTGCGTCGTGCAAGGTTGCCATGTGCGGTTTGCTCCGTTTGCTGCCTAGGCTTGCCTAGGACTTGTTTGCTGGGCTGTAAAGCCCGTTTGCAAACCAAACATCGCATGCGCGCTTGCGGCTATCAAGTCCTTTGTACTGGCGCAAGTGCCTTTTCTTTTGCACTGGCTGGGCTACCAAACGGTACCGCGAACGCAACAAAGCCCAGCGGGTTAGGCTGGGCTGCTTTGGTGGCGCGGTCGGCGGGCTAGGGCGCGTTGCGGATGCGATTGGCGCACTGGTTGCGGTAGAGCGGCGCGCCGCGGCACACCTGGGCAATGCGGGCTTCTAGCGCCTGCATACGGGCCTGGCCGCTCGCAGGCGGCGCGACGTATGGGTCGGACAACGTGCAGCCCGCTAGGGCTGCTAAGACGGCGACTAGGGCCTTACGCATGGCCGCGCACCCATGCATCTCGGCAAGCGTCGAACGAAACGCCTACGAACGTCCTACCGCAACCGCACGCGCACCTAGCAACCACGCGGAAGCCGCTCCTGCCTACGTACACAGTTTCGACGGCAGGCTCCGCTACAGCGAACTCAAACACACCATCAACCCATTGCCCGAGTTTGGTAGCCATGGTCACTTACCTCCCGTTACTTGAAACCTGGCGATATACGTACACATGGCGTATACCGACTTCCACTCGGCACAACCCCGTTCCCACGCTTCCCTTGTGATCTTGTCGTTCGCCACGGTCAAACCTCATCCGCAGCTGCTGGTGTGATCCCGTTGGCCACCATCAAACGGCGTACTTCCCCGTCAATCGTACCGCAATCAAGGTTGCCAGTCTCACCATTGAGCAGGTGTACAAGCGCGCGACCGATTGCGTACTTCACCCATCCGGCGTACATTGCGAGGATGGCCGCTTGATGGCCGCTTGCTAGGCGTGCTGTGATGGAGGCGATTGCGCGGTGCGTTGATTCGATGTTGCGGGGCATGGGTAGGCTCCTATGGTGCGGTGATGGTGTAGGTCAGAGGGTAACGATGTACGGAACGGTAGCGATGCGGTGACCTTTGAGGAAGCCTCGGTAGGCGCTAGGTGACGTTTCGATCTTCGTGGCAATGCGAGCCATCAGCTCGGCCGCTACGGCGGGGTCGCCGTCGCAGAACGATGCCACGACGCTATCGCCGGCATAGCCTTCATCCACGGCATCGATAAAGCCGTCAAGCGCGTGCGTCAGCACGTAGACTCGGCGCGGATCGCCGTTGCCATCGCGGCCGGCGCACAGGTGTAGGACGATTAGTTCGGATGCTTTGTACGTGTTCACTTGGTTGCTCCTTTGATGTTTCGGGTGCGGGCGGTTGTGGGACTAGCGCTTGTGCTGCTCGGTCGAGCATTCGCTGGGTTCGATTGCGTCGCACCAGCCTCCCTTGCGTGGCGGTGCCACAGCAATCCCGTGCCGGCCCGCTGCTTCCACAGCCTGTGTACGGTACTCGAAAAACAGCGGTTCGCCTTCGATGCGCAAGGGCGCGTCTCCAAACACGAACAACCACGCCGAGTTGATATCCGAGAACATGAGTTTCATCATATGTTGCTCCTTTTGGTGCGATTTAGTATGCGTGTTGGGCGGTTGTACGTAAGTGCATGTGTCCGGCTTTGGCAAAAGCTGCCCGTTCGGCCATTCGCTCGTTCGGCACTACAGCGTAAACGTGCTCAGTTTCCGCGCCTGCATGGTCGTTTACCCTGGCTGAGAGTGAGCCAAAGACGGCAAAGCATGTGTGCACACCATCGACCCATCGGGTCTTGGTGTAGGCGCGACGCCAGCCATGTTGCTTGCGCGCCTTTGCGAGGATCTCGCGTACCGTGCGCCCCGTGATCTGACGTGCATCGCTCATTTGGTTTTGCTCCTTTGGTGCTGTGTAGTCTGGGAGAGGGCTCCTCAGCGCTGGCCATACCAGCGGACGGCTCGCGCCGTTTCGCCCTAGTTTCAGCCCTGCAGGGCTGACTCGATTGCCATCGCAATCTCTACCCGTGCCAACACGGCGGCCTGTACTCGGCGACCGGCAGCGGTCTTTGCGGGACGCATGATCATGAGCATCGCGATTTCAGCGTGCGACTTGCAGATTGACTTAGACATCGGTGGGCTCCTTTGGTGCCGGGTGACTTAGCTATTACGCGCCCGTTGGCGCCCGAATGCAACAACTATTTGACGTGGCAATCCGGCAGCGCGCAAAGGACTTGGTCGCGCTCACGGCCCGTGATATCGATAACCATGCGCAACTCTGAGTTGATGCGTGGCGCGTTGTCGAAGCCTTGCCATGATGGCCCGTTCACTGTGCGCATTTCGAGCGCCCAGCAATCGCTGCGGATAGGGCACGAGCTAGAGCGCACACCGGGTGCATGCACTACGTAAGCCGTTACGGGCAACTGCTGGAAACCTTTGCTGTTTACGTATTGAAAGACTGCTGTGGGCGCGTATTTGATTGTGTGCATGGTGGCGGGCTCCTTTTGGTGCGTTTCGGTGACTGTCTAAGCATACGGCCGTAGCTGGCCAAAGCTTAAGCGGAAAGATGCGTGCCACCTAGGCACCGCGTGCGAATGCGAGCAGCTCGGCACGCGTCATTGCTTCGCCCACAATCGTCCATTCCCACGATGCGATGTATCCAGACTCGGTATAGGTCATGTCCACGCTAGCGCGCTCGTGAACCATATCCTGCACCTCATCAGAGTCGCGATCGGCGTGTTGTTCCTCAGTCAGCTCGCCGTCTGCCAACATTTCGTCGCGTGTGGCGTCCATTTCCAGGTCCGTAAACATGCCCGGCGCGACGTCCAGCAGCTTGCTAGCGGCTTCCTCGAGTGCGTCCTCGATCGACACGCCAGGGCGCGTGTTCTCGTATGGCACTGCCACGTACGTGGCCCCGTAAGCGCCGAACGCGAACACCACGAAGCGGTCGCTATCTGCCGTTACGCGCTCGTTTAGTGGGCCAGAGTCGGTAAGGTGCACCTTGCGATGCCGTCCTTTTGACTCCTCTGCGAGGTCGGACACGAACCGTTCCCAGTCGCGGTCCCTTGAATATTCCTCAGTCTCCCAGAAACCGAAATCTGCGCCGTCACCTTCATGCGCACCAAAGCAGTATCCTTCCGGGGCAGCGTCGTTAAGCGCGTCAAACAGGCATTCGTTTACGAACCAGCCAGCATCCTCAGTGGCCCAATAATCAGCCGAGCGACCTTCATCGATGGCGCGCAAGTAGTCCGGCGTGATGCCTGCGGGGAACGCAAGCTGCTGGTAGGCCGCGGGGGCAACCGTTTCCAGTGCTTCAAGAAAGGCGTTTGCGAGATCGTACAGGTTGAGAGTGCCGTGTGATACAGTTCCGGGAACGAATGCTTTGGTCATGGTTGCGGGCTCCTTTGGTGCGGTTTGCGGGGTGTCAGAACATTACGCGCCTTGCGGCGCTGCTAGTCAAGCGGCCTGTGCAGCTACCGTAACGGCGACATGCTTGGCATCGTAAGCAGCGCCCTTGCGGGCCCGGTGCGACACCGGCGCGAGCCATCCCGTGTGGACTGCGGGGAGGTACGAGACGCGTGCGAAGGGGACGTTTGCCATGGTTGCGGGCTCCTTTTGGTGCCTGGTGACTTAGCCATTACGCGCTTGTTCGGCGCCGATGGCAAGCGCTATCTTCAGCGCGTCGCCTGGACAGATCCCCATGCGCCAGCCGTGCTCGTATAGGCGGCAACAGCACGCGTTTTACCGTGCGCGTCGATTTGGTCGCGCATGCTGACGTGCAGCTGCGTGCCCTGGTAGTCGCGGGCCGTCACGACGTTGCGCGCGATGCCGTCTGCACGGTTCTGTGCGTCCTTGACCATGGCGTCAGCTACCTGGACATGCTCACTGCTTCCGGCAGCCGCATAGGCCGCTTTAGCGCGTGCGTAGTGGGCCTGTGCGCGCGCTGTGTTGCCAAGCGCAAGCTCGGTCTTAGCAGCGGCCAGCTGGCGGTAGGCTTGCGCCATGAAGCGATTGGTCGCGGTCGTGGCAGCGGCTTCAAGTGCGGGTATGGACATTTGGCAGATAGTCATGTGCAGGCTCCTTTGGGTGCGTGGCGTGGACAGACTAATCATCGGGCGCCGCGGCGCCTGACTAAACCACAAACTGTACGGACGGCGCGCTAGCGTACCAAACGGTCGATTTGCTGTTTTCGAGGCTATCGCGGCACCCGATCGGCGTGAGACAATGGATTGACGCCCTACGCACGCTAACGTGGGCGAACATACCGTGCGCTTGGCACGCATCTTTCCGCTACAGGTTTGGCCGGCAACAGCCGTACTCTTGAACAGACACAGCAACCGCACCCAAAGGAGCCCGCCACATGTCGAAGACCAACATCCGCACGATTCACAAGCTTACGCTCACGAGCGACGTCCTCAGCAAGGTTCCCGCCCACGACCTGCGAACGCTTGCACGAGGCAACAGGGCGCTGGCAAAGGCGCACAAGACTGGCGACGCGCAAGCGTTCGCAGCAGCAGCCAGCGCATTCTCAGAGCTGGGCATCCACTTTCTAGTGTGGGCCTGACCCACAAGGGGGGGGCGCCAGCCCCGGTGTGCGCTCGGCGCCTACATCGGCCCGATGCAAGGCGCGGGCCACCTACACCGCGGTGCCTACACCCCGACCGGGGGTGCGCACATCCCCGCCGCTTAGGCGCACCGCACTCCGCATGTGCGCACCCCGCCTGCATGTCGGTGGCGCGCATATATGCGCCTACATCGGGATGTGCGCACCTATGCGCGCGCCACCGACCGCGGCGCCGGCCGCGTACCCGCGTGGCTGATCGGCTGATCGAGGGAGCTCTCTGGGAGCTCTTTTTTCGGGAGCTCTCGTCAAATACGGTAGCTCTTTCGCGTAGTTACACGACCCGCTTGCGCGTGAGTGGGAGCAGCTGCATGATGTGAGCATGCAGTACATCATCGCAACCGACGAAACAGGCAACCATCAACGCGTGACAGTGGACGACGAGAGCTTCGCGGAGCTCTCGCAGTACCGCTGGAGAGTGGTCAAGGGCTACGTCGTAGCCGGCAAGCTTCGCATCCACCGGCTGGTGGTCGGGGTTCACGAAATACCCGCCAGCGTCCTGGAAGTCGACCACATCAACAACGATAAGCTCGACAACCGCCGCGCGAACCTGCGTCTCGCGACCAAGGCCCAAAACCAGCGAAACCAGCCGCTTCGCAAGGACAACAAGTCGGGCGTCAAGGGAGTCAGTTGGGACGCCAAGTGCGAGCTCTGGGAGGTCCGCGTCAAGGTCAACGGGAAGCAGAAGTTCGGCGGTCGGTTTGCGCTGCTGGCGGAAGCAACGCAGGCCGCCAAGAACCTCAGAGAGCTCTTGCACGGCCGATTCGCGAACCACGGCACCAAGGCCGCCTAGCGGTATCACTCGCTGGCCTTGCGCCGGCTGCGCTTGACTTCGGCCAGCACCGCTTCGGCCAGCTCGGGGTCACCCACCGCGACGGCGGCACCGTGGACCGTGACCAGCGCTGCATCGGTCTCGTCGGGGTCATAAGCCAGCGAGCCAGGGGGCGGCACGCTGGGGTGTTGTGGGGCGGAGTCGTAGTCGATGCGTGACTGGCGCTCCACGTTTTGCTGGCCGTTGGCCTGGGCCATCAACGACTGGAGCGACTTGTGCCGAGCAGGCTCCAGCTCGACCTCGTGCTCACCGGGCGCGATCGACGCGCGCTCGATCGCTTGGTAGTCCGGGCGAGACGAGCGCGCGATCCGCAAGGGCCTATCCTCGTGCACGGCCTGCAAGCAGTTGAGCGCGATGTCGAAGCGCGCCTTGATGCCCGCCTGGCCCGCCCCCAGCTTGGCAAACTCCCGCGAACGGTTCGCGAGCGCACGCATGGGGTCGGTCTCTTGCGGCTCTGTCCACGGGCCGTTGTTCACAAGGCGTTCTGCGGCGTCCAAGGTCTCGGACCATCCTAGGGACGCACACCAGGCGAAGGCAGCCGCCACGGCCGGCGTGTAGCGCCTGGCGACCCCTAAGAACAACTCCAGCTCGGTCTGGTGCAGCAGTGCGTATTGTGCGGCTTCGGTGTTGGATGTGCGGGCGTGGCTGTACACCACCTGCAGGATTGCGCGCGACATGGCCACGATGCGCGGGGCATCCTTGGTCACGCCACCCATGGCCAGGATCTGGCCACCCGTGCGTTTGCGGTGTTGGTCGATGGTGCCGAACGCTTCGTTGGCTACGCCGTGGGCCACCATGATGGGCGCGGCGATACCGGCCTCTACGATCGCCGTGAGCCGGTGCTGGCCGTCAATGAGCCCGCCGTCCGGGGCGAAGGCCACGCCCTGGTGGTGGACCTGCCAGCGGCCCTCTTCGAGCTCGCGGCGGAGCTCGCGCACGTACGGGCGGCTGATGGGGCGGTTTGGGTCTGCGCGTTTGAGAATCTCTTCAGCGCGCTCGGGAGTCATTAGCTCCACTTTTGCAGTGATTGCGGGGTGTTCGTAGTCGAAGGATGCTGCGACGGCCGTTTGCATTGGGTGCTCCTGTGCGTGATTGATAAGCCGACCGTAGGCGCCTGCAAGGCGGGTGTCAAGGCTGTTTTGCGATCGTCACGCGGTAGGAGCGCGAACGGAGGGCAGCGCGCAACCCGATAGCGAGCCGTGGCACTAGGTGTCGCGTATGGTCGTTTTTCCCTTGCATCTGCGATCCAGACAACCTAAGCAGGTGGTGGCGCGTGCCCGGCGCGCTGGATCAGCAGTGGCCTTACCCAGGCCGCAAGTGCGGAAAAGCCGAAAGGCCAAAATGCCGGGCACTTTCCTACACCCGCCTCACTTAGGCAGGCGCACAACCCGGCGTGCGTAGCGATGGTGTACGGGAGAAGACAACCGCCCCCAGAGCGCGAGGCCCGACGAACTGCCAGGGCCGGACGTAGCAGGAGCTATCGCACCTACGCCTTCGGGCGCACGCCATACACAGGCGGAAAAGCCGGGGGCCTACCCTGCGCGAATGTAAGCAGGCGGTGGGGGCAGGCGCCTGCAGCCTACAGACCCCATGTAAGCAGGCGGTGGGGGCGCTAGACCCAGTAGTAGTCTTCGAGGCTGAGCTCGGCAGCATAGTCGTCGGGCTCGGCGACCACTACAGGCGGCATGGGGTCGCTAAGGCGCCTGCAGGGTCCGTGGACGCCTTCGCCCCAGGGACACGACTCCGTGGACGGGTAGTGCTCGCCGTGGACGCTACAACGCACCAGGCCGCCGCCCTGGGCGCCGTGGTTGCGCCGCACGTTGCGCTGGAGGTGATCGCCCAGCAGCCGGAGCTCTTCGCGCTTGGTCATGCTGCCTCCTTGATGCGGAACACGCCCGACTCGTCGATGCCTAGGTACGGGCGCTCCCGCGCCCTGGCCCCGTGATAGGCGCAGAAGGCGATATCCGCGAGCACCTTCCACCACACGCGGGTCACAGCTGCGCCGCCACTTGGCTGCAGATTGCGTAGATGAGACCGCCCAGGCCGATGGAGAAGAGCAGGAGCCCCACACGAGCCTTGGCGATGGCGCTAGCGGTGTAGACATCTACCCCGAACAGAAAGTCGGTCAGCGTGATTATGCCTGACAGCAGGAGGCAGAGACTGAGTATTTGGATGGCCAGCATGTGTACAACCTCGATGCTCCATTCTGCACTTTCGTCAGAAGCCGCGTCAAGGGTCGCGCGCACGGTGTACCTCAGCTTCCTTCCCTCCACTACGGCTCCCAGCTTCTTGTTTCAGGAGGCTTGATTTCCGCGCGCCTGCGCGCGACCCGCCTGGCAGACATTGTAAGTGCGCCGGCAGCCTAAGCTTTCCGGGATCTGGCAGACATGGTTGATGTCAAGCTGGCAGACATCCCGGCCGCAGAATCTGGCAGACCCTGGCAGACATTCAACTTCGTGCTTGACGTCCTGGCAGACTTGGCCGAGCATTGCTGAGTGTCGAACAGCGAGCTTCCTACAGGCGTCAGACAGATGCCGCGCACCAGCCCACCTCTCTACGAGTGGAGGCTTATCGTGGCAGGCGTAGCGTACAGAGGCTGTACGGACGCGCTGGGGGTTACGTACACATGTCCGTACGCGTGCGCCAAAGCACGCGCAGCCTTCGCGGCATCGGCACTATCACACGCAGGAGTACCCAAATGAACAAGCAACTAGACATCGAAGCCGTCATATCCCGCCTCCCTTTCCGCCAGTACGTAGGCCCTCGCGGCACGCTCACGTGCAAGCACAACGCGCTGCAGGCCAAGGTGGACGAGCTATACCCGCCCGCGTATCTGTCCAGCCGTCAGTCGGCGTGGTGTGAGTACGCTGCCGAAGAAGGGCCGGTTTACCGCATGTCGGGTGGTCGTGGCGAGGCCGCATACACACCCGACCAGTGCCGCGCGATCCTCAATCGCGTTCGCGTCAACGCTGGCGGCGTCCCACACGTGCACGAGGTCAACCAGGCCGCCAAGGAACGCCGGCTAGCGCTCAAGATGTTGCTTCCGCCCCTGCCGCCTAAGGCAGCCCAGCCCGTAGCCGCCCAGGAGACTGTGCCCGAGGCAGCCGGCACTGCCATCGCGCTCTCGGTGGCAGACATCCAGACGGTGGCCCAAGTCGAGGTGCTCGACCACGTAACGCTCGCTCGAAACCTCGGGTACGGGGACAAGGAGAACGCGAAGAACTTCCGCGAGTTCGTCAAGGGCACGTTGGCAAAAGACCCAGGCTTTCAGCATCTTGGAACCCTCGCGGAGGGCTCCGCGACCGTTCCCGGAGGCAACGGCGCCGTCAACACCCGGGCCGTCTACTACTTCACGGAGGAGCAAGCGCTCTACGCCACGGCCAAGTCTCACAAGCCCGAGGCAGCCCGGTTGACCCTCGCCATGGTCAAGACGTTCGCAGCGTACCGCCAAGGCAAGCTCCAGCCCACGGAGCCTAGCGCTGGCCTCGTGCTCGGGCGGATGTCTGAGGTTGTCGAGCTGCTGGCCAAGCGCCTGGTCGCTCACGATGACCGCTTCCAAGAACTGGTCAGCGTCCAGGAGGTCGAGCGCGTTCGGGTGACCGACCTGGCAGCACGTATCTCCAGGCTGGAGGACGGGCGCCTGGCGGAGGCCACGCCAGACAACTCCAACGGCAAGCGCGTGCCATCCAAGTACGAAGCACAGTGCAAGCACCCTCGACTTCGCGGGCCGGCTAGCCCGAAGCAGGTGCAGTACGTGACGTCGCTAGGGTATGTGGTTCCTGGGTTGACCAAGGCGCAGGCGCACTGGTTGATCAGCAACCACTACGCTGCTTGACCTGCAGCCCTGAAACCTGCCACGCTGGGTGACGATGATGCTGCGATTCAAGGGTCTTCGGTTCGAGGCGCGCGGGCAATACGGCGTCAAGATTGATGCCACGTTCGACGTGCCGTGGACCTACGCAGGCGTTTCTAGCGCCTTCCCTGACGAAGGCGTAACCGATAAGGCGTCACAGCGTCTGTGGGCCGCTGCGGAGTACCGCCCAGGCGCCACGCGCGGCAACCAGGGCGTGGTCCAGGTCTACGCAGCCGTGCTCGATGCGGACTGTATGGACCCTGGGTCCTTGGACAGCCTGCTGGCGCTCCTGTACAAACAAGGGCGTGCCTTTGCTGCCTACACAAGTTGGTCGCACGGCTCCCCGGAAAAGCACCACAAGGATTCTGGCAAAACCGGACCGTTCGACTGCTTTCGTTTAGTGCTCCCGTACAGCCGGCCTCTCACACCCCCAGAGCATCAATGTGTTGTGCCGTCCCTTTTCGGCTTCGAGTTACCGGCGCTTGAGCCGCGCTACAACGCGGAGGTGCTGGGCAGGTGGATGGAGCGCGCAAACGGCACATTTGTTGCCGCCAAGCCGCGCGGCTGGGACCCTGCGTCAGCACGCCCCGCGCAAAGCTACTTCACACCCGCACCGCACTCGTCTCTTGACGTAGGCGAAGGATACCCGCTCGACGTGGCCGCGATACTCGCGCGCCCGCAGACCGCGAGGCCGAATCTGATACGCGTGCACCGCGACCGCCAGGCTCCTACGCAAGCGGCTGTCGGAGCTCTCGCGGATATCGGGAAGGCTCTCGCACAACAGGGCTTCCACCTGGGCGACGAGTCCCCGGACGGCTGGCGGCGCACGGCGTGCCCCGTGTGCGCCCCGGATGCGGTGCAGAAGTCCCCCTCATTCCGCATCCGCGCCAACGGGGAGGCCGTGGACGGCCACTGCTTTGCGGGCTGCAAACGCTTGGACATCATGCGCGCGCTCGGGCTCCAAGAAGACGGCCGCTTCGACGCACCGTCCGAGCTCCGCACGCTCTTCGACTTGCAGCTGGAGTCGCAGACCATAGGCGACCCAGTGCCTGTGGACAAAGCTGTGGATACCCTGGTGGCAGATATCCGCAACGCGGTGGCTTCGCAGACCCCCACGGTCATCCAATACCCGGCCGGCACCGGCAAGAGCCATGCCAGCGCCATCGTGCTTGCCGAGCGGGTGCGCGCGGGGCGCAAGATCGTCTACGCAACTCAAGAACACGTGGTCGCGCACGAGACGCGCAGTAAGCTGGAGCCGGACGTCCTTGCTCGATCGGTGCACATCCACTCGCCGCTCGTTCAGGTAGGCGACGGCCCCGTCTGCCAGCGCAAGGCCGAGGTGTCGGCCCAGGTGTTCGAGCTCGGCGTAGGGCTGCTGTCGTCGATCTGCCCCAAGTGCCCGTACGTGCAGACCTGCGAAGCCCACGCAGCAGCCAAGCAGCGGGCGGCAGCGCTGCCGGACGCAGACCTGGTGTTCGTCTCGCACGCCGGCATACAGCAGCTGATAGGCACGGACGCGCTGGGCATGGCGAAGGGGTCGGACTACGAACTCATCGTCGATGAGATGACCGGCGTGTTCAACCCGGTGCAGGTCCACCTACCCGACCTCCGGGAGCTCGCTGCCGAAGGCCCCGGCCTGCGCTCGGTTCCGAACCGACTCGGGCGCGCGCTGCGCTCGCTGGCGTCGTCGTACTTGGCGTGCGAGCCGCCCCAGGAGGTCCGCTTCGGGCCGGGCGGGTCTGCGATGGGCAACGCGTTGGAGATCGTGCTTGAGGCCGGCGCCGTGCAGCTGTCGCCCAACGCCCGGCCCGCACCCGACGAGCGCGCCCAGCTCAAGTCGGCGGCAGCGCTAGTCAAGCTCGCGGTCCACCAGTCAGGCGGTGGGCAAGTCTACGGTCTAGACGAACCACAGCGTGAGGGGCTATCGGCCATGCTGCCAGATCCGTGCCACCAGGCGCTGCTCGCGCGCAAGGGCACGCTGCTGTCGGCCACGCCGCTCATGCCGGCGCTGCCGTCGTTCGCCTTGAGGGAAGTCCAGGTCACTGATGGTGCCCGCGTGCGGCGCGTCATGCTGCTGGCCGGCCGCCGTGGGTCGTGGGCGCTCACCCGGATGTACCGCGACGGCAGCGGCAAGTACGTCCAGCGGGCACCCGAGCCAGGCGAGCCAGCCGGCGTACCGTGGCCCGTGGTCGCTGCAGCCGTCAAGCGCGCCCGCGACGAGGCCCAGCGGTACGAATGCAAGCGCGTGCTCTTCGTGACGTTCAAAGGCGTTGCAGACGCCCTGCGCGCGTCGCCGGTGTACTCCAAGTACGACTGGTTAGACGTCGCCCACTACGGCGCGCTTCGGGGGAAGAACGACTGGATGGAAGGCCGCCCACAAGAGTGCTCGGTGATCTACTGCCTGGGCACGCCGCGGTCGGACATCCTGCCCACGCTGGCGCAGCTGGGTCTCACGGGAGAGGCAGCAGACCAGGCGTGGCGCGCGTACGCTGCCGGCGAGCTCACGCAGGCCGAGGGCCGGCTTCGTCTGCCACGACGCACGAAGCCGTGCTCGGTGCTGGTCGAGGGCGACGTGGCCCCTTCGTCCTGGACGAGTTCGACCGTAGACGAAGTGATCGAGCTTGACGTCTAACACTTCGCCAGGCGAGGATTACGTATGGCCCACATAGCAAACCAAGTTCGGACGCTCTTCATGAACGCCGAAGACTACTTTCACGCCGGCTTCGCCGCCGATGCCATCGCCTTCTACATGGCTGGCACGGCGCTACTCCCCCAGGTCGGACATCCACTGGACTACTTAGAGCTCGTGCTGGAGCAAGAAACGCTCTTGCGCCGCTACGTAGTCCCAAACATGATGACGACTTGAAACGTGTCCGTTAGTAGTGGACAGGAGTACCCGATGGACAAGCACATAGCAGCCGTGAACGCAGAGCTCTTCGCCGCCTTCGGTGGCGGCAGCCGTACGCTGGAGCTCCCCGAGCGCTACCAGCCGCTGGACATCGACGTCACGGTGGTTGAGGACGACGCCGAGCTGGAGCACTACACCCGCTGGTTGGTGGCAGCGTGACCGCCGAACCGAAGCGCCTTTCCGCGAGCCAGGTCAAGCTGTTCGGCCGATGCCAGCGCCGCTGGGCGTTCGAGTACCTGGAGGGTCGCAAGACCACGGCCGGTAAGGGCGCAGAGCTAGGGTCCGCCGTCCACAAGGAGCTCGAAGACTGGCTGCTGCACAGCAAGCCACCCGAGACCCGCATCGCGATGGCCTTCCTGCCCCACACACCCGCCCCCGGCATTCCGAAGGTGGAGACGGCGATCACCTTCGCCACGACCAACGCGGCGTGGCGCGGCTTTATCGACGTGCTCTACACGGTCGGCCCTGCCCCGTATGCAGAGAGCGGTGACGTGGTGATCCACGACCACAAGACAACGTCCGCGCTGTCGTACGCCCTGACGCCCGAAGGTCTGGCTGTCGACGCCCAGGCCAACCTATACGCGTACTGGGCGTACCTGCAGGGTGCGCGCACCGTAACTGCAAAGTGGGTGTATGTCCAAACGAAAGGCGCCACGCGCGCGCAGCCTGTGGAGCTGACTTTCGAGCGCCACCGTGTTGAAGCCGTCGTCGGACTGCTTGACGAAGCCGGCGCCGTTGCGACAAGATTGTATCAGCTTCGTCCGAAAACGTCTGACGTCCCGGCGAACACGACCGACTGTTACTCATACGGCCAACGCTGCCCCCACTACGAAGACTGCAAACCCGAGCGCACACTAGCCCTCAAGATGCCCACCGGAGAACCAGAAACCATGTCCGAAGCCTTCAAAGCCTCCCTCACCTCATCCTTCCCCAAGTCCGCACCGCCCCTGCCCGCCAAGGCGCCAGCGCTGCCGGCCACCGCCAAGAAGGCGCCACCGCCCCTCCCCAAAGGCCCGACACCCGGCGCAGTGGAGTCCATCGCGGCCCAGTTCGCGGCCATAACGGGCTCGCTCACCCAGCTAGTGGACGCCGAGCCCGTGGTGGAGTCGGGGTTCATGAACAGCCCGGAAGCCCCTGTAGAGCCCGCCGTGTCGCCGGAGGACGCAGTGGTCAAGCAGCAGATTGCGCCGCCGCCACCGCCCCCCAAGGACGACTTGGACGACATGACCGACGAGCAGCTCAAGGAGCTCGGCATGGCGCTTGGCGCCTTCGACAAGTCGAACAAGGCCCGCCGCCCCGGCCGCATCGGCATGATCCGCGCCAAGCGTATGGAACTGGGGTCTGCAGCCCCCACGGCCGCAATCGCGGAAGAGCGCACGGAAGGCTGGGCTGCGGTTGAGGCAGCAGGCGGACTTTCCGAAAATACTGCGCAAAAATCTGGCGCCGAATCGGAGATCGGGATTTCGACTGGCCTGAACGTCCTGTACCTGAACTGCGCACCCAGCTACGGCGGGCTCACGCTGCCCGAGCTGCTGGAGACCTTGCGCCCCGCGTTCAAGGCAGCCACCGGCGCCGACGACTACCGTCTGGTGGAGTACGGCAAGGGCGCTGGCGCGATGTCGGTAGGGTTGCGCGAACACTTCGCGGCCCACTACGTCAACGAGCTCGTGGTAGACACCCGCACGCAAGAAGGCATGGCGTTCGCGTCCACGCTGGCAGCCGTAGCCGCCAACGTCATCCGCGGCTTCTAATACTGCTACCTAACGCCAGCGTCGGAGTGTAACGTGAACGCCCTTGCCCTGCTCGACTCGGTCGGCCTTACCCTGGCGCAGCTGCGCGCTGCAACGGAAGAAGTCGAGGAGAAGAAGCCTCGCTTCACGGACGTACAGTCCGGCCCCGAGATGCTGCGCATCCTGGCGCTGCCCCGCCGCAAGGCCCCAAAGGTCGACTGCCCCGTAGCAGCCGAGCTCGCGCAGTTCTGCACGGCCACGCTCGCCAAGGTGCCTGCGCCCTTCCCAGGCACGCTTCGGGCGCTCCAAGGCGCCGCCCTGTCCGAGATGTGGCAGGTGCGGGGGCTGGCCGGGTTCATCCGCGCAGGCGGCGGCAAGATGCTCACGTCGTACCTGGCGCCGTCCGTACTGCGCACCGGTGGCAGCGTGCTGCTCATCGCCCCGGCGCAGATGCGGCCGGACACGGCGAAGATGTTCAAGCTGTACGCCCGTGACTGGCACGGCTACCCGCTTGCGGAGTTCCCGTTCCGGTCGTACGAAGAGCTGTCCCAGCCGGCAGCGGGGGAAGAGCTCGACGCGGAAGGCAACGTCATCCGCCCTGGGCTGCTCGACCTGCTGCGCCCGTCCATCATCATCCTGGACGAAGCCCACAAGGTCCAGTCCCTGGACAACGTGGCCAGGCGCCGGCTAGAGCGCTACAAGCGCGCGAACCCTTCTACGATCTTCATCGTGCTAACGGCCACGCCGTTCAACACCAGCATCAAAGACGCGTGCCACCTGCTCGACTGGGCGCTGGGCGCCGGGTCGCCGCTGCCGCGCGCCGGCAACGAGCACTGGAACGAGCGCGAGATGTGGGCGCAGTACCTGGACCCCCGCCAGTCCCAAGGGCCGCGCGTGGGCGTGGGCGCGCTGCTCAACTTCCTGTCGCCGGCGGAGCTAGTAGCCTTCGACGAGGCCACAGACACCGACGAAGGACTAGACCGGGGCGACGTCCAGCGCAAGATCGTTCGCCGCGCCATAGCGCGCTGGATGTACGACACGCCCGGCGTGATCTCCAGCCAAGAAGGTAAGCTCATCGACGATGACGGCCGGGAGATCGGCTTGGAGATCATGGCGCAGGAGCCGTTGCGGGAGACGCCCGAAGTGGAGGAGTTCTTCAAGCACCTACGTGGCGATGCACTGGAAGCCCTGCGTGAAGGCCGCCCACGTGAGCAGCTGGACGAGTACGATGAGAACGGCAAGCAGCTCCTGGCCTACCCAGGCTGGCGCCTGCCTGACGGCACCGAAGGCGAAGACGGCCTCTGGTTCGCTGCGCAAGCGGACAAGGGCGGGCTGGGGTTCTGGCAGCGCCCGTGCGAGCCGCTGGCGGACGATGGCTACGTGGCCGCGCGCAACCAGTGGGCCAAGTGGTGCCGCGACATGATCAAGCGCAACCGCCGAGGCATCGACTCGGCCGCGCGCATGGAAGCCGCCGTGCGCAAGGGACTCTACGACGACGAGGGGCTGCTGGAGCACTGGGTGGAGATGCAGCGCAACTACACCGCCACGACTGGGCTAAAGACCCCGCCCACGGAGCCGGTGTGGCTGTCGGACGAAGCAATCCGCGCCGCCGAGCAGTGGGTCCGCGAACACAGCGGTGTCATCTGGGTGCGCTACACGTGCCTGGGTGAGCGGCTGGCACAGGAGCTGGGGCTGCCGTTCTATCGCCGCGGGGCCAAGGATGCCAAGACCAAGCGCCACATCATGGAGCACCGGGGCGGCGCCGCCGTGGTGTCCATCCAGTCTGCCAAGGAGGGCAAGAACTTGCAGGGCTTGTGGTCCAGCAACCTGTGGATGGCGCCGCCCGGCGAGCAGTCCCTGGCGCGCACCCACCGAGCCGGCCAGCGCGCCGCCGTAGTGCGCAACTGGGTTTACGTCGGCAGTTACGAGCACTTGGCGTCGTTTTACCGTGGTCGTGACGTGAAAGCGGACTTCCACAGTGACCTCACCCTGCAGGACCAGAAGATGGTGTACGCGGCAGGTGAACTGCCGTCGCTGGCAGAGCTCCAGGCACGCGGCACCAACCGCTGGACGAAGAGCGAGCTGTAGCAGCCGATTTCGCCAAAATACTGCGCAAAAATCTGGCGCCGAAACGAGTTTGCAAAAACCAGATTGACCCCACGCACCCGGCATGGTCTGATTAGCAAGTCACCGCAACCAAGCAGTCGCAGGAGTACAGCACATGGCATTCGGAATGAGCAACGCAACGTCGTCGGAAAAGTACAATCGTGAGAAGCTTTCGCCCGGCGAGCATATATGCCGGGTTCGCGATGTCCGCGAAAACAACGGGTTCAAGGGGGAAGGCTTCTTCGTAGATTTCGAGGTGGTGTCGGGACCCAGTGGCGCCGGCTTCCAGAGCGCGTACATCGTGTACCCCAAGAAGGCGCGCGGCAACGACAAGATGACCGAGGAGCAGGCGTTCGCCCGCGAGCTCGGCAAGATCCAGCGCGCGGTCGCTGCGTGCTCGGGCCTCACCGCCAAGCAGCAGGGCGAGATCAACGACGCGCGCTACCAGGCCGCCATCGCGCGCCCCGTATCGCCGCTCAAAGGTCGGCTCATCGTGGTGAACGCAGTGCGCCACGTCAACGTGAAGAAGGAAGAGACCGTGTACTACGAGCTCTCCCCGCACTTCGGTGACGTGTCCGCCTCCGTTCCCGCAGCAGCGCCGGCCAACACCAACGCGCCAGCGAAGCCCGGCCCGGCGCTGCCCGTCAAGGCAGCCAAGCCCGCGTTCGTGGACGCCATGCTCGCTGCCGGCTACGTCCTGCACGAGGAGAATGCGGACTACTGCCACAACGGCGTCGAAGTGATCGAGCTCAGCGAGCTCCGCACGCGCCTCGGCTACTAGTCCCGGCTGCCGACTACGGTCGGCCGTCTCAATCTGTGCCGCTTCAGCGCGCTAACGCAGCGGGCGAGGAGACGCCCGTGAAGCGGCACAGATTGAGGCGTAGCCTTGCGCCTTACAGGAGTACCAATGTCAATCGTCCGCACCATCGCCCGTTCAATCGACCGCACCGACCACCGCCTGGCCCTGCTTGGCGAGCGCAACGTGCTCCCCAGCACCAGCAACTTCCGCGCCGCGCTGGCCGGCAACGGGTCGGCAGGACTCCGCAAGCGCGCGGCGAAGGCGGCGGCCCACTACGACCGCAAGGCGACGCTGGACAGCAAGCCGTTGCTAACCAAGCAGCAGGTCCGTCAGCTGGAGCTCCACATCGCGAAGCTTGAAGCCGCCCACCGTGCCGAGGTGTCCAAGTGAAATCCGTTGACCGCTTCCAGCTGATGACCGAGCGCTTCATGCTCAACCTGACGCGCGGCGCCATCATCCCCGAAGACACCTGCGCGCTCGGCCTGGCCGGCGAAGTGGGCGAAGTCTGTGCCTTACTGGCCGCCAAGCCTGCCGACGCAGCCATGGTCTTGGAGCTTGGCGACGTGCTGTGGTACATCACAGCGCTTGCTTGGCACTACGACTGCAAGCTTGCCGATCTGATTGCCGATGCCGGCGACCACTACCGCGCCGACACCGCCAACGCTGTGCTGTCCTTGGTCGCCCACACCGGCGCCGTTTGCGACATCATCAAGAAGACCCAGTGGCACGGCAAGGAGCCCAACCAAGGCGCCGTACTTGCCGGTCTGCGAGACGCAGTGGCGGCCATCCGAGTGCTGGCGTACCGCCACGGTGCGACGCTGGACCTGGTCATGGACGCGAACATAGCGAAGCTCCGGGCGCGGTATCCTGCAGGGTTCGTAGAAGGCGGGGGAGTGCGATGAACCCAGGCGACGTTGTGCAGCTGCCAGACGGCCGCACCGGATACTTCCAGACCAAGAACAAGGACGGCACCGCGGACGTACTGGTCCGCATTACGGTCCCAGCAACCGACGCCAAGAAGTTGAAGGCAGTCCGATGACCAAGCGCTACCTCATAACCACTGCAGTAAATGAGACCCGCGTACACACCGGCTTCTGGGGTGCGCTCAAGACGTACGCCCGCGAGCAAGGCGCAGAGCTCTTGGTCGTGGCGGCCATGTACAAGAACCCCACCGCCAAGCGTGGCAAGGCCAAGCGCCTCGCTGAGTCGGTGTACGCCAAGCAGGTGGTGCCCTACTTGACGCGCGACACCATCCGCCTCGGCCGCAACCTGACGCTGTTCGCAGACGTCCCGGTGCAGCCTACGGCATCGAGCCCCACCAGCGGGTTCGAGGTCTTGTGCGCGGGCACGTCCGCCATCATAGGCCACGTCAAGCGCGCCATGACCGTGGTGCCCACCGAGACCCGCTCGCCCAGAGTCATCTGGTCCACGGGTGCGTGCACCCTGGCGAAGTATTCCAAATCCCGCGCCGGTGCGCGGGCCAAGCGCCACCACGCGCTCGGTGCCGTGGTGGTCGAGTGCGAGCGCGGCGGAGACTTCTACGTCCGCCACGTCTCGGGCAACCACGATGGCTCGTTCACAGACCTAGACCGCGTGTATACGGCTACCGGCTCCAGGCCGGCCCCGTCCGCGCTGTCCGTAGTCCTGGGCGATGTCCACGTAGGGCACGAGGACGAGGCCGTTCTGGAGGCGTCTGAAGCGCTCGTAGACCTACTCAAGCCTAAGCACTTGGTGCTGCATGACGTGCTGGACATGTCGTCTCGTAGCCACCACCGCCAAGGTGAGCGCGACCGCTACGACGGGCGCTTCGACACGGTTGAAGCCGAAGTCAAGGCGAACGCCGCCATGCTCACGCGCTTCGCACATTGGGACTGCGGCCAAGTGGACGTCGTAAGGTCCAACCATGACGAACACCTGACGCGCTGGCTCCAGGAGTTCCGCCCGGACCAGGACATCGTCAACGTGCCGTACTGGCACCGGCTCAAGGCGCGGGTGTACGACCACCGTGAAGAGCACGGGTCATGGCCTAACGAGTTCGAGATGGAAATGCGCCGGCTGGAGGTGCCCTATTACGTAAAGTTCCTCAGCCGCGAAGACTCCCTTCGGGTAGGCAACGTGGAGCACTCCTTCCACGGGGATGACGGCGTTAACGGGTCACGCGGGTCCATCCTTGGCTACACCAAGCTGGGCGCCAAGGTTACTATCGGCCACTCGCACACCCCCGGCATCCGGGACGGTGTGTTCCAGACGGGCGTCACCGGGTCACGGCGAATGGGCTACAACCGTCGCCCCAGCACCTGGCTGAACGCGCACGTAGTCCTCCACGCAGACGGCAAACGGCAGCTGGTTGTGATCATCAACGGGAAGTTTCGAGGCACCCCATGTCAATCTGCACGTACACGCGCCACCACGGTCACTACTATTGCCAAGACAACGCGGCGTGCCACGCCGGCCCGGAGAGCAGCATGACTAAGAAGAAGACTGCAAAGGTGTTCGGCATCGGTGACCACGTGCGCGTGCTGCCTGCGCACGAGGATGACCGGGAGGTGGGTTTCGGGATTGTGGTCAAGAAGGGCCACGATGACGGCTGGCTCATCCAGCTGGACAAGAGCGCCGCGGGATACCTCACCTGGTCCGACCCTGCCCACACCGAGCTCTTGTACAGCGCAGCAGGCGCTGAAGTTGAGGCGCCTGCTGCCAGCGAAGCCACGCCTACCCAGGCCGCCATCGTCGCCGTGTGCGACGGGCTCAAGGAGTTACTGCTCGAGAAGAACCGTGCCTACGGGAACAGCGCGCTCGACCCCGTGCGCATCTTCTCCAAGGCGTCGGCCGAGGAGCAGCTGCTGGTCCGCATCGACGACAAGCTGTCCCGGCTGGTGCGCGGGCACGAGTACCCCGGCGATGACACAATCAAAGACCTCGCTGGCTACCTCGTGTTGTTGCTGGTGGGCCGGAGCAAGCCGTGACAATCCGCCTACGCCAGACCGAAGACACCGACACCATCATAGAGCTCAACGCTGAAATCTTCCCGTTCGACGGGGGCATCTCGGTGGAAGAGCTCGACGAGTCCACGTGGTGGGTGGCCGAGGTCGACGGCGAGCTGGCGGGGTTCGGCGGGGTGCAGCTGCTGGACGGCAAGGCGTACATGGCGCGTGCGGGAGTGCGCAAGCAGTTCCGTGGCGCCGGCATCCAGCAGCGGCTTATCCGGGTGCGTGCGGCGTACGCCAAGCGCGCCGGCAAGGCACGCATCTACACGTACGTCTGGGTTGGCAACCTGGCGTCCACCCGGTCGCTGCTTCGGTGCGGGTTCGTACCGTACCACTGGGAGCGTTCCGAGACGTCACCAGGTCACGAACAAACTTTCGTCTACTACGAGCGGAAGCTGTTGACGAAGGCTGCTTAAACCACCCATCATGGGTACATGTTTAAGTTGTTGCTCATCAGGTTGCTCTCACAGATAGCCCCCAAGCGCCGCCCGCCCGTCGACTACTGCAGAGATGCCCTGGTCGACAAGTGCCTGGAGCTCCAGCGCCGCGTCAACCAGCTGGAACGTATAGTGCGCGAGCTCGACCCAGGGGCGGCACTGTGATCCCGTCGTTCATCAAACGCAGCTGGGCCTCGTACGCTGACCGGCTTGTGGGGCAGGCGCGCGAGCTGCAGAGCATCGGCCTGCTGCCCAGGCAGCACGCACGCTACATGGCACAGGACCCGGTATACCAGGCAGGCGGCGCTAGATGGTCTGTCTACCAGACAGAGCTGCTCCGGTCTAAGGGCAGGGGGCGCGCGTGACGCACTATCTTTTTTGGGACGTAGAGACGTTACTAATCCAGCCGGGCATGACGGCCCCGCCGATCGTCTGCATGTCGTACGCACTCGACAACGGCCCGGCACAGCTGGTGCATGCACGCGACCCGCGCATGGCAGCACTGCTCGCATGGGGGCTGCAGACCCCAGGCGTGGTGCTCGTAGCCCAAAACGCGGCCTTTGAAGCCGTGTGCACGATAGCGTTCCGCCCGGACTGGGCTGCGCTCGTAGCCGCCAAGATCGACGCAGGCGAGTGGCGCTGCACGATGCTGCGCGAGAAGCTGCTGCGTATCGGCAAGGGCGACCACCGCGAAGGCTTCGGCCTACAGGAGTGCCTGCACGCCCACCGGCTGGACATCCTGCTGGACAAGGAAGGCCCCGAGCGGTTGCGGTATGGCACGCTCTGGCACCTACCTGTAGCGGAGTGGCCGGCGCCGGCCGTCAAGTACGCGCTCGAAGACATCGCGGTGCGCGAGCTCTACCACGCCCAGGCTGCCCAAGGCGCCGAATACTTCGTGAACGAGCGCGAGCAGATGCAGAACGCCGTCTACCTCGCGTCCACGTCGGCCTGGGGTTTCGCCACTGACGGGGCCACGGCTGCGGTGCTGGTCGAGGAGACCAAGGTCCGCCTTGAAGAGTACAAGCAAGAGCTCTTGCGCGCGGACCCGCCGCTACTCCGCTACGAGGTCACCAAGGGCGTGCCGCACCCCGTGCGCAACACCAAGGTCGCCCAGGACCGTATCGTCGCCGCCTACACCAAGCTCGGCCGTGAGCCCCCGCGGGGCGACGTGTCGCCCACGATGCTGATGAAGGCGTACGCCGATGCCGGCGTGCCGGGGTCGCCCACGTGGACCAAGGAACAGAAGAAGCGGGTCAAGGTCACGGCGAAGATGATCCAAGAAGCCATCGAAGACGGCTGCGATCCTGCCGCACTGGTCGGTAACATCTCGTGCGACAAGGACTCGTGCCTGCTGTCACGCGACCCGCTGCTGCTCGCCTACTCGGCCTACGGCCAGGCAGACGGCCTGCTCGGCAAGGCCCGCCGCCCGCTGCGTGCAGCCGAGGCAGGCAAACCCATCCAGCCGTTCTACAACCCCATCGTAAACACTGGGCGCACGTCGGTGTCGCAAGGTGAAGACCCGGACGACGGCGAAGCCTGGACTACGTACGGTGCACAGGTGCAAAACCTGCCACGCGCAGGCGAGATTGTGGAGTCAGCAGATGTCTAAAATCGTGAAGCTGGGGATACGTGAGCAGTTCGTCGCCCGCGCCGGCCACGCGCTGGTGTCCGTGGACTTTGATTCCTTTGAGCTCCGCACATGGGCGCAGTGCTGCCTGTGGATTCTGAAGTACAGCGAGCTCGCCAACATCCTGAACAACCCGAAGCGCTGCCCCCACGTGGAGATGGGCACGTACCTACGCAACCAGCTGGGCACCGGCGACTGGGCCACCAAGTACGCATGGGGGTACGGACTCAAGGGCAAGGAGCGGTTGAAGTTGCGCGGTCTCGCAAAGGGACCTAACTTCGGCTTGCCAGGCGGCATGGGGGCTGCACGCCTGCAGGACTATTGCTACTCCAACTACGCGGAGGAGCTCACACTGGAGCAGGCCCAGCTAGCGTGTCGCGTCTGGCGCGAGATCTACCCAGAAGCCCAGCCGTACCTGGACTGGGTGTCAGAGCAGGTGGGCAAGAAGCGCGGCTCGCGCAGCACCATCGAGCAGTTCGTCAGCAAGCGCCTACGAGGCGACGTGGGGTTCACGGACGCGTCGAACGGGTACTTCCAAGGGCTCGCTGCCGACGCCGCCAAGGCGGCCGGCTGGGCGCTCTGGAAGGAGGCGTACGTGAACAAGGCGTCCCCGCTGTACGGCTGCAGGCCGCTCGCCTTCATCCATGACGAGCACATCTTCGAAATCCCGCTGGACCGACTGCACGAAGCGGCCTACCACATGGCGAAGGTGCAGCAGGCGGCGGCCCAGGCGTACTGCCCGGACGTGGCCATTACTTGTGGCCCGGCAGCGATGTACCGCTGGTCGAAGTCAGGCGGAGACCCCGTGCACAACAAAGCAGGCGAGCTCATCTGTTTCGAGGAAGCCCCCGGCTACACTGGTGCCCCGCCGCCAGCGTGTAACCTCGCCAACTGGGAACGTCGAAAGGCTGCATAGTGGTTGCGCCCGTAGCCCGTCGTGACGCACGATGGGTGGATGAAGTACGCCGTTATATGCCGCCAACCCCGAGACCCGAACGCCGAGACGATCATGCTCGGCCGAGTGTTCGATGACATCACCACCGCCCGCTTCGTTGCAGCCCGGCTTAGGTCGGACTTCACGGACGTGGAGCTGGTAGCCGTCGACCACACGGACCAAATCACCTGGCGCACCCAGTCCATGCCGCGTGGCGTATGACTGCGCTGCTAGCCATAGACCCCGGCGCGTGCGCAGGCTGGGCGTGGTTCGAGGACGGCGTGCTCGTCCGGTGCGGGTTGTCGCGGACCAAAGGGAAGACCCCCGTCGCCCGCATCAAAGACCACCGCTGCCGACTCCAGGTGGAGCTGGAGCGTGCCAGCACCATCGCCGTGGAGCGCGCCACCTACCGTGGTGGGCGCAAGGGCGCAGCGCGCGCTATGACCCCGGCGCAGCTGGCGGACTTCAACCTGGTGGCCGGCGCGCTGTGCGTAGGGCTGCAGGCGGACCCCGTGCTCTACACGCCGGACGAGTGGAAGGGCAAGGTGCCGAAGGACACCCACCAGCCCCGCATCTGGGCCGCGTTGACCGCCGACGAACGCGCGCTGTTGGAAGCCGTGCAGCCGCCGTCCCTGCGCAACAACGCCGTGGACGCCGTGGGCATCGGGCTGTTCCACCTCGGTCGCCTGCAACGCAAGCCGGTGACGAAAGCGCCTGCCGTCCGTAAGCCGGCACGCAAGACCAAACGAAAGACCACCACGAAGCCAGCGCGCAAGGGCAAGCTGGTGTTGTTCTCGATGAAGAAGGCGGCCTAGCGATGAGCAAGCGAACCCAGGCAGCGGCGGCAGTGCACGCCGCGACAGCGAACATACCCGTGGCGGCGACCCAATCGCGCGCCGAAGCGGCCAGCATCGTGGCCGTGGACCGCCACCGACTGGCCGAGACCGAGGCCCAGTGGCGCGCGGGCGTCGCCGAGCTGGCGGCCCTCCAGTTCGAGACCTTGGAGCAGGAGCAGTGGGGCGGCGCCAAGCTCAAGGAAGTTCAGGCGCTGTTCAACACGTACGAAGCCGAGCGCACTGAGCTCACAAAGCCGATGAACGCCCAGCTGCGCGAAGTGAACGCCGCCTTCAAGCCGGTGCTGTCCGCGCTTGAGGAGGCCAAGTCTGTCCTGGCCACCAAGCTGTCGGACGCCGCTACGGCCCGTGGGCGGCTCGCTGCGGCCCAGCGCGAAGCTGCGGTGCTCGCTGCCCAGGCAGGCGACACAGCGGGCTGCCAGCAGGCGCTGGCGGCCATTGCTGACGACGTCAAGGTTGCCGGGGTCGCCACCGTTTGGTCGTGGGACTACGCCGTGGCCGACTTCGCCGTACTGTCGGACGCCTTCAAGGCCGTGAACGACAAGACCCTCAAGGATTTGTGCAAGGCGTTCAAGGACAAGGAAACCGCCCCGGTCGTACCGGGCGTTACATTCACGCGCTCAGCCAAAGTGCAACCGGCTGGTGGAGGAACCAGGTGAACGAGTACCAAGATATATCAATCGACACCATCGACCACCGCGGCTGCATGGGGGCGTTCGTCATGTCGCGCCCGGACGGCAGCTCCTTCGCTATCCCGTTCGTGTACGACGGTAAGACCAAGCAGCTGTCTATGCACCCGGACTACCTGTCCGAGGCCGCTGCGTTCAACACCACGTTCCATGCAGAAGTTCGCGAAGCGTGGCTGGCCCACCGCGACACCCTTAGGAGCATGCACTGATGTTACGCCTAACGCCCTGGCGCTGGGTTACGCGCGCCCGCCGCTGGAATGCCTACGCAGATCAGCTCGTCACCTGGGAACACCACCCAGGCTTCAATCACTTCCCGCTCATGTATGATGCAACCGGAAGGCAGTTCCGATGACCAGCTTCAAGCCAATGCTCGCGGCCAAAACACCCGGCCCCGACTTCAACTACTTCTCCCGCGGCCCGGTGCTCGTGTCGCCGAAGATTGACGGCGTACGCGCCATCGTCCGGGACGGCAAGCTCGTGTCCCGCGCGCTCAAGCCCATCCCGAACAAACACACCCAGGCGCTGTTCGGCCGCCCCGAGCTCGAAGGACTGGACGGCGAGCTGGTGGTAGGCAGCCCGCGCGGCAACGACGTCATGCAGCGGACTACGTCTGGGGTCATGAGCATTGCCGGCGAGCCGGACGTAACGTTCTGGGTCTTCGACGACACGTCCGAGGACGAGGGCTTCTACGCGCGGCTGGCCCTGGCAGAGGAGCGCCTGAAGTACAACGCCGTCGCCCACGCAACGCCCGTGTACCATACGACCGTCACCCACCAGCAACAGCTGGACGACTTGGAGGCGTACTTCCTGGACCTGGGCTACGAAGGCGCCATGGTTCGGGCGATGCACGGCGCCTACAAGCAGGGCCGGTCGACCGCCAAGGAGGGCGGGTTGATCAAGCTCAAGCGCTTCGAGGACTCGGAAGCCGTCGTAGTCGGCTACGAAGAGCGCATGCACAACGGCAACGTGGCGACCGTCGACAACCTGGGGCACACCAAGCGGTCCACCCACCAGGCCAACAAGACCGGGCTCGGCGACCTAGGCGCGCTGGTGTGTGCTGTAGACTCCGCCAACTACTTCGGAGGGGACACCCGCACGTTCAACATCGGCACCGGCTTCACTGCCGAGCAACGCCAGGAGCTGTGGCTGGTCCGGGAGTCCCTGCCTGGGCGCATCGCCAAGTTCCGCCACTTCGCCGCAGCTGGCGTAAAGGATGCGCCAAGGTTCCCTGTTTTCGTAGGCTTCCGCAACCCACTGGACATGTCCACATGAACAAGTACGCAATAGCAATCCTGGTCCTGGCTGGCTGCGCGAGCCGCCCTGCCTCCGTGACGGTGCCCACCAAGCACACTGTCCAGACGTGCACCGTCACGTGCACGCCGCCCATCAACTACGATGAGCACGCCCCGCCGTTGCCGGCCGCGGTCTGCGAAACGGTGTGCCGATGACCCTGGTACAGCTGTCCATCGGGCTCGGCCTAGCCCTGGCTGCCGTGCGCTGCTTCCCGGTCGAGCCCGCCCACGCCAAGGCACCTGCGCCTCCCGAGGTCACCATCTACGGTCCCGTGGAGTGCCGCACGCAGTCCAAGTGCACTGACACCGCCTGCTACACCTGGACGATCTGCAAGCGCCGCATTTGCGACGCCAACGGTTGCCGTACCGAGGAGCGCTGGCTATGACCCGCCCGAACCCACTGCACACCGCAGCCGTGCTGGCGCCGGTCGGCGCCTTCTGCTGGTACCTGTTGTTCTGTTTGGCAGCTGCCGTCACCGGCTGTTAGTAGTTGCGTCGTGGAGCCCTTGGCGCGCATGCTTAGTACATGCACATCGCCAAGGGCTCCATGGTCGAGACGATAACCGCAACCTACTGGAAGCACTCCAGCCCTGGCCGCGCACGAGTTGAACGTGGCGCACGAGGCCGGGTCATCGACGTCATCCACAAGGACATGGGCCTCGTGGTGGTCAAGGTGCGTTTCACCGAGCACCGAACGCCTGGAGCCAAGGACGTGGACCTGGTGCTCGCGCCGTCTATGCTGCGGGTAATCCCGTCGCCTTGCGGTACTCTACGATGACGCGGTCGCGGTCGGCTGCCGATGCTTCGGCGGTGCCCAGCGCCCGGATCTTGTTCTGCCACCGCCCCACAGGCACGGCCTGGAAGTGCGGCAGGTCGCCTACCGGACCCATGCAGCAGCCATCGGCCAGGTAGACCTCACGCAGGCGGCGGTAGAACTTGCACTTCTGCGCGGCGCATGACCACCCGTGCACGTTGCAGATGACGTCGCACGCCGCGCCGTACAAATGCAAACTGTTCAATATTCCCGTGCCCTTGGCTGCGTTTCGGGCGGCTTCTTCCAAGGTGCGCAAGGTGTCAAACACCACGGGTTCGAAGCCCAATGCCTGCATGCGGGCAACCACCCGGACCACAGAAGCACGGAACGTCGGCAGCAGCAGGTCGACGTCGTCCTGGCGGTACTTGAGCTTGTAGGTCATCGCACTTGGTCCAGCTCGTAGTCGGCCACGGCGTACCAGTCGGGTACGTGCCACGGGAACATCAGGGACCCAGGCGCATCACTATGGTCCAGCCCTAGCGCGTGGCCCAGCTCGTGCGCAGCTACCTGCGGGTGACACAGGCGTAGCTCTACGTCCGCGGCCACCAGCTCTCCGGTTGCCTTGGTGCGCACGAAGTACGTTATGCCGGCGACGGGGTCCACGAGGGGCGTCTGGGTGATGCGGATGGTGCCCAGCCCAGGCTCGGGCGGGTTGATGTACAGCACCGGCTCCAGGTAGTCTACGCGCTCCATCCAGAACGCCAGCGCATCGGTAGCGGCGGCCAGGCACGCCGGCTCCATGCGGGCGTCTACGAGCACCGTGACGGGCCGCAGGGCGTCGGGCCAGGTGTGGGTGTGTTCGACAGCGGCGCAGCCGGCTATGGTCACCGCAGCCACGGCAGGCGCCAGGTACTTGCCGAAGTGTTCCCACATCCACAAGGCGGCGGACACCGCGAGCATGATGCCGCCCGTGGAGTAGATGACCTTGGCCTGGGCCTTCTCTAGGGCCTCGACACGCGTGGTGAGCGGCTGCAGGGACTCGGCCACTGCGGATTTGATTACGTCACGCATGGCCGCTTCTCGTTCGTCGCGCAGGTCTTCTTCGCGGTCGTTCCGCTCCCGCAATCCCTTGATCTGCTCCTCGATGCGCGCCTGGCCGATGGCTATGGCAAGCAGCGACGGGTCGCCTGGCAGATGATCCGTGCCCACGTCACTTGACCGTGAGCCAGTTGTTCGTGGCGTGCACCTGCGCCCAGCCCAAGAGGGCGGACGAAGACGTGACCTGCGTACCGCTGTCGAACAGCACCGTGTACGTGGCGCCAGCGTTGTCTACCAGCTCCGGGGCTCCCAGGGCCAGGGAGACGGTGCTGAGGGCGGCGCCGGCTGTAACCGTTACGGACCCAAGGTTCGTGGTGCTGGCGATGCCGCCTGTGCCTGTGTTCGGGACGACCTTCCACACGGTGATCGTGCTGTCGTTGTCTACCGTGGGGCGAAAGCCGAAGCGCAGGGAGTCGAAGGACGTGCCATAGGGCAACGAGAGGGGCAGTTGCACCGCTCCTGAGTTGCCGGCAGCGCCACGGAACGTAATCCCGGTCAGCACGTTGCGGGAATATACGCTGGTGGCCGGCTCCGCGACGTCCGTAACAGCGTGGGCAAGTCCTACGAACCGCCACTCCGCCACCGGCGCCGAGATGAACACGGCTTCGTTGGCGCCGCCTAGGGACAGCCCGGCGTTACAAAGCGCGGCGCCGTTCAGCGTGGTCGCGCCGGCAACAACCAGCGTGCTGTTGGCCGTTGCGGCGCCGTCCATCTGGATCGTGGAGTTGCACTCGACGGTGCCGTTGAACGTCTCTGCGCCCGCGTGGGTGTTGGCGCCGGTGAAGGCGAAGTTGCTCGCCAGGAACTGGGCATCCGTAGCCAGGCCGTCCAGGTACACGACCCACGTATAGATGAGATTCAGGAGCCAGTTGTACCAACGCGCCGGGGCGTACTTGCCGGGCACGAAGCCCTGCTGCTTGACGCCCAAGGAAGGCTCCAGCTTTACAGTCTGGCCGGACTCAGTGCCAGTCGCGAGGTTGGTATCGGTTCCCCAGACGGGGAGCGTGACTGGTTTGGCCATACCCGTAGGGTAGCATCACCAGACGTCAGCAAACGTCCCGCCCACGGTCTGGGCCACGTCCGCCCAGGACGCCGTAGTGTTCGCCACGCCGCCCTGTGCCACGGTGCCCCACACGAACGTCCCGGGCACTACGGCCTGGACCTTCACGCCCGCGGCCTTGGCCTTCTGCATGAGCTGCATGAGCTCCAAGGCGGACAGCACGGCGAAGCCGCCTACCCACTGGAACAGCAGGCCGGCTGGGAACGTCTCGCGCACCGTAACGACCATGGTCGGGTCGGCCAGGTCCAGGATAGCCAGCAGCTCGTTCATGCTGCCCTGGCTGGTGTTCACCAAGATGCGCACGTTGATCGCCACCCGGTAGGCGACGTCGGTGCGGTCATCCCGGAACTCACCTACCTGCGCACCGAGGAAGTCCAGCTGTTCGCCCTCGGCCGTGTCTATGTCGAACTTGACCCGGTGGTCGGCGGCCACGTCTTCGAGCTCCTGCACCTGGGTGAGGAAGGCTTCGAGCGCCTTCAACGTCCGGGGCTTGCGGAAGAACTCGATGAGCAGCGCCTGGCCCTCCGCCACGTGGGCGGCGTTGTAGACGTACGTACCTTCGACGGCGGGCTCTGCTACCGGGGTCGGCGACTCAGGCAGGGTGTAGCTTGCTGACTCAGCCATGTCACGGGACCTTCGGTTGGAGGATTGACAGGTGCGTCAAGTATGCCGCGCAGTTCTGATTCCTGGTGAGCACTAGGCCGGGGTTGGACATCGTCGACGTAGCCCGTCTGCCGGAGAGCCCCGACGCGAACGAGTAGATGTCCGTGGGCATCGTGCCAGCGTAGGCCGCGTGCCCCGTGTGCCCAATGCGCTTCGCGGGCATGCCCACAGAGAACACGTTATTGCCGAGCGTGGCGGAGGCGCCCACCAAGGTACTGGGGTGGAAGCCCAGCGTATCCCCGTCTGTGTAGCTGTGGAAGTTGACAGCGTCTCCTTGGTAGCGCCCGAGAATCTGGTTGTCCCGCTCGGCTGACTGCCAGTAGGCCGTAGAGTTGGCCATGGAGGCTATGCCGAACACGAGGTATGTGGTGCTCGTTACGCCCGTGCCTGCCCAGCGCACCACCACCGCGACCGGCGCGGCTGCGTTGTAGTCGGCGAGCTGGGCAAACGGCATCCACAGGCACTGGTGCGTGAAGCTGCCGGTGGCGCCGAAGGCACACGACGCAGCCGCTAGCCCCGAGCCGTTGATCAGCGCGTTCTGCCGGACGCCGCCCGTGCCGTTGAACGCAAGCGAGCCCTTCGACCACCACGTCTTACCGTCGATCGTGTATGAGCCGGCCGTGGTCATCGTCTGGGATGCCTGCGCGGTCATGTCGACGGCGTAGATGGCGCCCCAGCCCTGGCCGGCCGTAGGCGCTACGGTGGGCTCCGGGCCTGGCTCCACCAGCAGCTCGAAGGCGGCAGGCCAGCGGCTACTGCGCACGAGCTCGAACACCGTACCGCCGCTGGTGGCAGTGGACAGCGAGTATCCCGTGGTGAAGTGGCCGTCGCCGTCGTTGTCCACGTAGTAGGCCAGCTCGGCTTTGCCGCTGGCGGTGAAGCGCACGGACACGGACAGCACCGCACGGGTGCACGTGAAGTTCATCGGCTCGCTGGTGTTAGCCAGTTGGCCGGGGGAGTCAATGAAGGTGACCGCCGACGTCACGGCACACCGAGGACGGGCAGGGCGTTGACCACGATGCGGCTGGTGTCCAGCCGGGCAATCTCACGCACGCCGATAGGGAAGTTGGTCGTGGTGGCCACGAAGGCCCCTGTGGGGGCGTCGTCCATCTCGAAGGCCACGTCGACCACGCCGGGCAGGTCCATCAGCACCTGGGTGATCCTGGCCACGATCACGTCGTTGCCCGGTCCCAGGTTGGCGTCGCCCCAGTCCGCCAGGGCCTGGGCGAAGGCGTCGGCGCCGATGAACTGCCCGGACAAGTAGTTGACCTGGATGGCGAAATACATGTCCACGTCGTCAGGGCGGCTGAAGCCGATGTTGTGGCCGTTGCCCTGGTCATCCGTGACCACTACGACAGTGGACCCGTACGCCTGGATGCCCGCCGCCTTCGTGTCGAAGATAGCCTGCGCGATGTCGTCATCGTCCCCGCCAAGCACGAGGACTTCGAACGAGTGCCCCGGCAGCCCGTTGGCGTCTACGGAATCGCCGTCGTTCTCATAGACCCGCACGAAGTCCGACACCTGCAGCACGTCCGCGCGGATGGCATCAACGGTGCTGGAGCCGCGCCGGGCAAGCTCTTGCTGCCAGCGCAGCCGCAGCGCTGCGTCGGTCTCCGCCTCAGAGCCCAGGTCCGCATCGAGCGGGTTGGTGCCGCTGGTGAACCCGACCACAGGGGAAGCGATCACGGTGAGCGTGCCGGCGTTCGCGCGCACTGCGCCGGTGGCCTCGGACTCGAACACCTGGTCAACAAGCGTGCCACCGACCGTGGTGATTTCGTCCCGGTTCGCGAAGCGCGCGGTGGGGTCGCCAACAACGTGCATCACCAAGGTACCGACCGTATAGGTGCCGGCAGCGAGCGTGACCGTCTGCAGCACCTGCGAAGGCGTGGCACCGCGACGGTTGACGCCGACCTTGCGGGTGTGGGACTCGAGGGCCGCGCCGGTCGCCTGGTAGGGGTCCTGGTTCGCGTAGTTCTCCTGCTCGACTTCCCAGAGCTGCCGGAGCTGTGAGCAGATCACGCCAACGAGCTGCCCCCACGGGCTGGTCTCGCCCAGGTCCAGCTGGTCAGAGATGCCCCCGAGCAGCACCTCGTTGACTTCCTGCCGGAGAACCTCTAGCGATTTCGCACTAAACCCTGCGCTGGTAATCCCGGCCATACGCACAGCATAGCAGTCACACTGCGACTACGAACGGCGCGTAGTCCCGCGAACGGAACGTGGTGGCGTCCTTGAGCCGGGCTTCAAACGTGACGGTCATCTCACGGGTACGGCTCACCGAGTAGGCGAACTTCGTCAGGGCGTCGACGCCTTCCGTTCCCAGGATGACCTGGGAGAAGATGGACCGGATGATGGCGTCGGATGGCCCCTTCTTCAGGATGTGCTCGAAGAAAGGGGTGCCGGCGTCCAGGTCCAGGAACCACTCGCCGCGCCAGAACTCGAACCGAACGCGCAAGCGCTGGGCTACTTCGTTCCCCAGCACGGTGTGGAACACGAAGTCCCCGGTCTCCGAGAGCAGCAGGTCCCCTTCGTCCGGGTTGATGTCGTCGGCTTTGATGCAGATTGCGGGTTCCATGTCAGGACTCCAGCTTCAGAACGGTGGACCCGCTGGTAGCGAGCGGGTTGGCGTAGGCGGCGAACTGCGTCTTGAGCGCGGCAAGCCCAGGCTCTTGCGGGCCAGGGGTGCAGGTCGCGAGCGCCGACAGGAACTCGTCTACCTTGGACGCCAGGGCGGCGGCGTCGCCAGGTGCCGGGAAAGGGCTCTGGGCGGGCACCAGGCCGGGGACAGCCACGGCACTGGACCAGCTATGCACCCGCGCGTCCTCGGGCTCTGCAGGCTGCCCTGTGCGCCGCCAGCCGCTGATGTCCCGGTCCATGCAGACCAGCAGCACAGAATCGCCGGGGGCGAGCGTGCCGAGCACCTGGAAGCCTCGACCCACGGGCCAGCAAACGGGCACGTCCTGTAGGGCAGGGTGCTCCTCCACGTCGTCCAGGTCCGCGTCGTTGGCCGAAGGCACCAGCCTGTGTACGCCCATGCGCACGGTGCAGGTGCTGCGGGCGGCGTCGTACGACACCACCGTACCCGGCGTGGCCACGCCAGTGCGGGCTAGCCGGACGTCGAGGGCCATCCGAATGTTCTGCCCCGGCAGCGGGGTCGTGTTTGCGATTGACACCCCGTAAGCCTAGCAGGTAGCCTTTGACCTATGAAAGCCCTCGAGTTCGTAGCGTCCCTGTTCCTGGTGTCCTGCCTCGTCGCGGGCTCGTTCTACGTCGGCGCACTGTCCGGTGCGCAGGGTGTGCGGCGATGTGTGGCGGAGGCCCGCACGCTCGACGATGACGAAGCCATTCCCGGACAGGGTTACGCGTCAGGCTTCGCCAAGCATGTTGAAAACCAGTGCCTCAGCCTGGAGTAAGACCCAGCCTGGCGTACCAAGCCTGCCCCGCCAGCTCCAGGTCGTATTCGACCGTCTGGATTCGGAACACGCCTGACGTCTTCTTGGACTGGAGTTGCACGAAGCCGCCCGGCGCAATCGTAGGCAGCAGCAGGCATGTGACTACAACTTGTCCCGACGAGTCGAGTTCGGGCGAGCCCACCATTCCCGTGTTCGAGTCCAGATAGAACGCCGTGGTGTTGAGCCCCTGGCCGGCAGCCAGGAACTGCAGCACGCCGTTCTGGATCGAGTAGGTAATGCCGGGGCGGCGCAGCACCCCGGAAAGCTCCGCCGACGCCTGGCCCGATAGCAGCGTGCCCGACGTGTAGGGCTGCTGCAGCAGGTGTGCCACCGATACGATGTTGCCCAGCCCCAGCCCCATAGCCGCTGCGCAAGCTTCGACCACGGCGTAGCGGGTGGTGCCGGCCGGGAATGACTGCTGCACTCGTGACGATATTACCGAGCGCCCCCCGTCCTCGCCTTCAAGTTCCGTAGTGGCGGTGCTACCGTCGCTGGTGGTGACCGCGCGCCGTAGGTCTCCGCGCCACAGCAGGTGCATGCCTGTGGTCTCGTAGCCGGCCTCAAGTTCTACGGCGATGCGCCCGAGCTTAGGGGTGCTGGAGGAGACCTTGGCTTTTTTTGGGTCGCGCTTCTGCCCCTTGACGCGCTTGGGGTCGTAGAGGTTCAACGCCTCGATCTGCCGCTGGTGGTCGGGCGACAGGTTGTAGACCGTGATCTGGGCGCAGTTAGGCTCCGGGCGCAGCGATTTCTTGATCTGCGCCGTGAAGTTCAGGCCCTCGAACTGCAGGCCGTCAATCGTCAGCCGGTACTTGCGGTTTTTCAGTTCCATCAGTCGACCGTCTGGTAGAGCAGGTAGACGCGTCCCTGGGGGTCTCGTGTTGATGGGCCGGACACGAAGTCCTCAAAACCTGGGTCTAGCTCCTGCTCCGTGATGTCGTACACCCACAGCGCTCCCGGTGGGCAGGACGCCAGATGGCGGCAGTGCTGCAGCAGGTCTTGGTTGACCACGATCTTGCGCGGATGGAACAGCACGTCGTTGCCCTGGGCCAGCCCAAGGTACCAGCCGCTGCGGCTGTTCCACTCGAAGCGCAGGGTGTAGTCTTGGTCCGACAGCGTGTTGCGCTGGGTGAAGAACGGCTTGCCCTTCGGCAACTGGATCACGGTCAACGCCATACCGTAGGCTAGCAGCTACTGGGCTCCGGGGTCGCTGGAATAGTTGCGGTCATGGATGTCCAGCAGCTGGTCCTGGATGCGGCCCTGCACGGACTGCAGGTCTTCGCCGCGCCCATCCATCTCGTAGCCTTTGGGCTTGGCTCCCGCGTCCACCACGGGCTCGGCGCGCTTGGTGGCAACGCGGGCCGGTGCCCGGCGCACACCCACCGTGCGGACTTCGGCTCTGCGAAACTCCACGAAATCCATGGAAAACGATATGGCATCGTGGCCAGCGCGCGGCGCCGACAGCGACGTCATGATCATTTGCTCGTAGTCCTTGACCCCTGTAGCCACGAACAGCTCCGTGCCGGTGACGAGCAGTGACCACAGGACGTCAAACACGGCCCTTACTCGGTCAATGCGCTCCGGGAACTGCAGCGACAACCCTCCGTACTGGTGCGGCGTCGAGCGGTACTCGCTGGGCTCTACGGTGATGGGCGTGTGCGGGCGGGGCAGCCCGTTGATGCGCAGGCTGGCCGGAGGTATCTGGCCGCCACGCACCACGGCTACCTTGGACTGCTTGCGGTCGTAGCCCGTTATCTCGAACCCCATCTTGCTGCCGAACCTCGGCCCGAGCTGCCCGTCTGGGCCTTCCTGCCGGCTCACCGCTGCCGCCACCTCATTGATGGGCGTGTTCGTGATGACGCACTCCAAGGACAGCCGCGCCAGGTTGATTTTGACGTGGTCGGTGACCGCCACGCCGAGCTCAATCGGGTGTTCCGTGGGGGATGCCGTGAACGACGGCGCTTCCGCCGAGGTGACGTCAAACGTCACGAACGACATCACTCCGCTATTCGGGGCCGTGTACCGCAAGAACGCCATCACTCGCCCCCTTCTTCTTGTGGCCCGGACTGTTCCGCCAGCGCCGCGGCTTCCTCACGGTGCCACGTACCGAGCGCCTTGTATACCGCGCGCTCGGTCGTTGCTGGGTCGCCGTCGCCGAACGTCATATTGAACGTAGCCTGGATGGGTCCACGTCCGTTGTGTACGCCGCTCGCGCCGCGCGCGTTGTTGATGCGCGGGCCGGCCGGCGTGTAGGCAATGCCTTCGACCAATCCCTCGCCGATGTCCTCGGACTTGGGTCGCGCCCTGCCGGTGAAGAGCGCGGCCTTGCGCTGCATGTCGAACGCCTGGCGGATCTGCCCGTTGTCCATGCCCGAGCCGGACATCGCATTCTGGAACGCCTGCAGGTCGCCCTTCTGCACCGCTGCGTCAGCCTGCACGTTCTGGATGCGGGCATCTTCGTCGCCCTTAGGCTTCAGGATGTTGGGCCGCCAGCCGACGTCAAAACCGCTTCGTCCAGTCGCGAAGTATTCGATGACGCGTGTTGGCAGGGCGGTGACCGGGAACCAGCGGTAGATTTCTTTCATGTACTGGGCGGCGTTGTGTAGGTTGATCGCCCACTTCTCGAAGGAAGCATTGACCAGGTCGGCCGGGCGCTTGAGCCCGGTGGTTTGAGTGATCAGGTCCCCGATGACCGACTTGCCGCCGCGCATCATGGTCCAGATGTCTTCGAACACCAGGAACGCCGCAGCGGCCAGCAGGATCTTGCCTACGAACAGCCCGATCTGCGCGTTGATGGCGGTCTGGGCCATGCCCGCCTTTATGCACGCCGCCTGGTACGCGAGCAAGCCCATGGCCGCCTTGTATACGGCGAACGCGAACGCACCCACCAGCAAGGTCTGCAAGGTGCTCGTGCGCAGCGTGATGGCTTCTAGCGCCTCCACCAGCTTCTCGCCCCAGTGCAGGAGCTTGGTGGCCGGCCCCAGCAGGAACTTCCCCAGGCGCACCGTAAGCGTCTTCCATCGGTCCTGCAGGCGCCGTAAGGAGTTGGCCCAGTCCTTGCCCGTTCTGGCGGCGTCGCCTTGTTTCTTGGCCGTGTCCTGAATGATCTTCTCGAAGCGAAGTACCGTCTTCTCCTGCAAGGTCATCTGCGCGAGGTTGCGCTTGTCGCCGCGCTTGTGATTCAGGTCCGACAGCGAAGTGTCCGAGATGTCAATACCCAGCCGGCGAACGGCCTCGGTCTCACCGCTGATGCCGGAGAACAAGCGCATCTGCGCTTCCTCGTCCGACGTGTTGTAGAACGACGCCAAGTCAACCGCGAGGGCGGACAGCTTCTGGGACATCGTAGCGATGTCTTGGTTGCTGCCCTCAAACACCGGCTGCAGGAAGGACCCGAAGCGGCCTACGGAGTCTTGGAGCGTGTACTCCGAACGCCCTAGCTCCTTGGACATGGTCTTGGACCACTCCAGCACGGAGTCCTTGTTGGCCCCGAAGGTCTGGGTGAGGACGTTCAAGGACTCGTTGGCGTCGGACGCCGCGTCCACCAGCTTGTACGCCCCGAAGGCGGCGGCGGTGAACCCGGCGGCTGCGTACGTGCCGAACTTCTTGATGTTCTCCTTGACCTTTTCGATGCGCTTGTCCAGCTTGGTCAACGGGGCATCGTCGACCAAAACTGCGAAGCGGGCGAGTACGTCACGGAGCAGGGCCATGTGTCAGCCTAGCACGCCAGGCTTCATTTTCCCTTAGGCTTGCTCATCTCGGCCTGTAAGTCCTCCATCATATCCATGACGGCGTGGGCGTCGTACACCTGCTCTAGGGTCATGCCCTGCGTCACCTCGCCAGGGAGTCGGAGCAGGTTGCCTTTGCGGTCCACGCAAAGCCGCCACACGATCCAGTCGATCCCGTAGGGGACCGGAGCCGTGACTACGCCTTCGGCTCTGCCTTTGCCGGGACGACGCTCTCTAGCCCGGCGCGTGTTTTTGCAATGAGGCTACCGAAGTTAACCTGCACGCACTTGTCGAGCCAGACGAAAAGTTCGTCAAGGGCGCCCGCGAACACCTCGTCCATCGGGTTGATTTCTTCGCCGTTCTTGGACTTCGGGATCTTCTTCAGAAGAAGCTCGCGGCCGTCTGCGAACCTGCAGGTGGTGGTCTCGCCGAAGACCTTGATGTACATCTCCAGGTCATCGCTCGGCAGCTGTCCAGCCATGCCCGCCATTTGGAACACAGGCAGACCGCCTACGGCGGACTCGTCCATGAAGCCGGCGATCAACCGCTGGAGCTTACCGTACACCTTGAGTGACTCGTCAAAGTTCAGACAGCGGATGGTGAGCGTTTTGTCGCCCAGTTCTAGCGTTTCGGTTGGGAGCAACAGGTTCATAGCCCAAGGATGCGCCCTGGCACTGTGGATGTCCAGAACCTTTTGTCTGCGAAGTAGGCAGTGTGTGACAGCCCCCACCAACCGGTGAGCAGGCCGCCTACGGACACCTCGACGTCCCGGACCTTCGGCAGCCACGCGCGCACGGGCCAGCCCAGCATGTCATCCTCGTCGAACGCGTTTACCCACTTGCCGGGGGCGTCCACCTGGGGCGGCACCACGAAGCTGGCTTCGGCGCCCTGGTAGAACAGCTCCAGGTTGCAGCCGAAGGTGACCAGCTTGTCCACCTTGACGCCGGTGCGGGAGCGCAGGTAGTCGCATGCGATTAGCGCGCCTAACGAATGCGCGAAGATGACCACGTTGTCCGCGCGCAGCTGGCGGATTTCGTAGTCCATCACGTAGTGAATGGCGTCGCGGTGGTGGCCGTACGACAAGGCGTCTGCGAGCGTCCTGATGACCAGCCCCTGCGCCGGACGGCCCGCAGACCCACCGCGCTTGACGGCAGCCGCCATGGCCTGCTGGGGGGCGTCCAGGATGGGTGCCCAGTGGACGCTGCGACCGTAGAGCGTGCAGCCGCGGGCCGACAGCGCGCCGGCCAACCAGCGCTGGGCGCGGTCGGCGAAGTCGGCGGTCTGTTGGCCTACGCCGTGAATAAACAGCGCCGCTATGCTTGACGTGGGCATGTAGGCCAGTCTAGCATCGGGGATGCTCTGCCAGGTCTGCGCGGCTCCTCTTCGAAGAGACAACACCATCGGACATTGTCGCGCCCACAGGGAGCTTGCGCCTGCGCGAGTGTCATTCGTGCGCCAGCACCGCGAAGACAACAGGGACGCCTACGTGGCCAGGTCCACCCGGTGGGCCAAGAAAAACGTTGAGAGGGCCAGGGCTCACCACAACGCCTGGCGCGAACGCAACCCAGAAACGGCGAGAGTACGTCACCACAGGCGTAGGGTGCGCAAAGCTGGCAACGGGGGCAGCCACACAGCAGCCGACTGGTTCGCCATCCTGGAAGCGTACGGGCACCGATGCCGCATCTGCGCCGATGACGGCAAGATGACGGTGGACCACATAGTTCCTGTAAGCAGGGGCGGGTCGAACAACATTGACAACCTGCAGCCGCTTTGTCCTTCCTGCAACAGCAGGAAGGGTGCGCGCTAGTTGCCAGCGTCGAGGCGCTCCAATCTGGCCACCTGGATGACCCATTCGCGGCTGGTGGCTTCGCGGTCGTAGGTCACTGACGGCGGGGCGCTGATCCACGCCTGGGCTGCCGTGTACAACGAGCGGCCGTTACGGTCGCGGATGTACAACGGAACCACGCCGGCACCGTTAGGTGCGTCACGGTCGAGGATGTGCAGGGCGGACAATAGGTCGTTGGCCGTGGACGACTGCATCAGCTTGATCGTGATCGTGGCCATGCGGTTGAGCGTCTTCGAGCGCGTGACCTGGCCGTCCATGCCTACGACTGCCGTGAAGGTCTCTGCCGCCTGTTCAATCGTGACGCCTTCGCCGTCCTGGAAGCCTTGAAGCATGATGGGGCCGAGCGCTACCGTGACCTGGTCCGCGTCGTACGTGTAAAAGGCCATGATACGAAAACTCCCGCTCCCTCATCGGGCAGCTTGAAACACCTGCCTAAAAGTTAGCACGGGCGCCAGCAGCCGAACGCCGGTGGCGACTGGCGCACGATCTGGATGGCCGTGCAGCCTTCGTTGGACCGTCTCACGAAGGTCCACTGGGCGTCACGGAAGTCCATGAACGGGCCGTCCTTGGCCGTGTTGCCTGCCGTGTCGGTGTACTGGACCCACATGGGAACGCGCATGCCACAGCTTGACATGGCGCCCTGTTCCACGAGACCATGGGGCATGGCATGGCAGAACCTGGCAGAGGAAATAGGCGAGCTATTTACGGTCGACGCTACCGAGCGCACGGTCATAGCGGGGCTGGCCCGCAAGTCGTTCAGCGTCATGCGCAGGGTTGGGCGCAAGGAGCGTGAGGCCCGCACGGCGCGCGACGCAGCCCGCGACAACGCTTACCGCACCGCGTACTGGGCAGCCAACCCCGACAAGTGGCGCGCGACCTTGGACCGCGACAACGCCGGCAAACGCCGCAGGCGCGCGGCCCGCGGGCTGAAGAAGAACAAGCCGGCACCGATGACGCCCAAACAGGTAGCGTTCGCCGTCGCCAGCGAGCTACCCATCTGGCACGTGGCCAGCATTTTGAAGGTCACCAAGCACGCGGTGATGTACCACCGCCGCAAGGCTGGCCTACTCAGCTCACAGGGACAGGGTGCCCGTGATGCTGACGTAGTGGATCGCGCCGCCGAGCGTGGCTGAGAAGCGCACACCGGTCAGGCGGCGGGCGGCCTTGTCGGCCTGCGAAATGGCCGACAGCTCGGGCATGAGCACCACGGACGAGTTGGGCACCAGCAGCGCCTGCTCGCCCTCGAAGCGCTTGAGCGCCCCCAGGATGGCGTTGGCTACGAGGTCGAGGCCGCCAGCCGTGAACGGCACCTTGGCGCTGTTGGCCAGGAGACCGAACACGGACTCTTGGATGTCGGCTTCCAGGGCGTCGATGCCGTGGATGATGTCAATGAACTCGCCCGACGTGACCACGCCCTGGCGCGTGATGTTGTAGCCCTTGACCGTCTGGTAGTGGTTGACCGAGTCGGCTTCCAGGGCGGCCTTCTGCGTGGCCGTTAGCGCCTTCGGGGTGACTCCCGACAGGGACTTCATGGCCCAGGTGATGGAGCCCGGCTCTGCCGGTGCGCCAACGCCCACCCACGCCATCGCCGCGCACTCGCTGGGGTTCTTTGCCCAGATGATGACGGTGCGGTCGCGGCCCAGGGCAAGCAGGTCGGAACCCATCGTGCTGGTGCCGTCGAGCACTGCCGAGGAGTTGGTGGTCACGAAGTACAGCTTCTTCTGGGTCTCGGTCCAGGCGGACACTAGGTCCACGTTGGTTTCGCTGGCGGAGTCCGTGGTCACGAAGTACCAGTCGTCGTTCTCCAGCTGGAGCGCCGTGAGCTCGTCGTCGTAGCCGGCGTCCGCCGTGGTCTCTTCGAGCGTGCAGTTCTCCAGGTCGTACATCACAACGGGCTTGCCGGCCGTGGTGGGGGTCACGGTGATGGTGGACGAGAACGCGACTGAGTCAACGCCCGCAACGGCCTCGATCAAGGCCTCCACTGCCGCGGCGACCGACGACAAGGACTGCGCTGCCGGGATCGTGTAGTCAACGGCGGTGACGGCGCCGCTCGTGGGCGACATGACGCTAACCTTGACGTGGTTGCCTCCGGTCGAAGACGTGATGGCAAGCGTGTGGGTGAAGGCCGGGGCTGCGGGCAAACGGCCGACCACGATGGACGCGGGCGCGGGGTTCTGGCTGAACGCTGCGCGGGCGGCCTGGTAGGCGCGGTCGGTCGCCACGAAGCCGTCCGATGACATGCCCGCAAGGTCCGTGTACAGCCGGTACCGCTCCGCGAAATGCGTGTGGTACGTGAGGCTGAGGGGCGTCCCGAAGCCGGTGCGGCTGGGGGTCGTGGTGTTTGCCGTGATGTTTACGGCGACAACGCTGTCGATATCTGATGCCACGGCAAAACCTCTGGAGGTAGTTGTTCTCCCTCCAGGTTAGCACGCAGGCGCTTTGCTACTCCGTGACCACGTCGAAGCTGGCGCGCTCCAAATCCTCGTCGTCTACGCCGGTTCCGTGGGCTTCGGCAATCCAGTTGCCGGGGCCGTCCTCGTCCACGTCTTCCTCGGTAGTGCCAAAACGCAGGTCAACGACGCTGGCCGAGATGACCCGCCCCTCGGACACATAGTCCGCGTCCGTGGTGCTAGCGATGTCCACGAAGGCCACGTCGTAAGCCTGGAGGATCTCCAAGATATCGTCGCACTGGATGCGCGTGCGCAGGCGCCCGGTGACGGTGCCCGCGGATGCGTCTGCGGGGTCCTGGGAGTCAACCTCCACCAGCACAGACACCGTGAACACGACCGAGCGCCCGTAGGTGGGGCGCAGCGTGGACAAGGCAGCCGTGCCCCCGTCCGTGTACGTGTAGCGGCGCTCTACCTGGCCCTTGGTGCGGATGGCGCCCAGGCGTAGGTCGGCGGTCGGTCCACCTTGGGACCAGCGGTTCGCCGAGTCCCTGCCGTTCCACTCCACGCGCTTGTACGTGCGCTTGCCGCCAATGGTGGCGGCGTCAGGCAGCTTGAGCGCGCCCGCGATGGCTAGCCGGACGGCTTCTTGTTTCTCTGCCCACGTGCTCGCCATCCTCAAGGATAGCGCGCCTGGTCATGCCACGAACGCGAGCAGGCAGTCTTCGGCCACCTCGATGCGGTCATCGTCCAGCCGGATCTTCTCGCCGTCCACCTTGAGCACCGGCACGGGGCGCTTGGTGGGCAGGGAGTCGAGCTCGCGGGTGTAGGACAGCTTGATGTCGCACACCTCGGTGTCGAGCAGGACGTGCAGCAGCTTCGGGAACCGCACCTCGTCTCCGGTATCGTCCCGGAGGTAGCGTTCGCCCGATGCGTCGTAGACCAGTTTTATAAATCGCTCCATGCCCAAATGCTCGCACGTCACGACGCCGAAGCACAAGCCTATTTGAAGAAGCCCGCGCGCCCGGTTCTGCCGCCCTTGCCCGAGTTGGTGAAGCCCCTGTTGCGGAAGTCGCCGCCCGACTTGCCTTTTCGCAGCATCATCTGGGCCTTGCGAAGCAGCCACAGCAGCATGTTGGACTTCCGCGCGCGGCGGTAGTTGGCGCGCAAGGCCCTGGCCTTGCCGGGCTTCAGTCGCCGGAAGCCCTTGGGCAGCTTGGGGCCAAAGAACTTCGGCTTGCGGAACACCGGCCCGAACTGCTTGGGCTGCTTCGGCCCTTGCTGCGGCGCCTTGCGCTTGGAGTAGAAACCGCCGCCGTGCTCCTGGCGCAGCCGTGGGCCGATCAGGCGGCCACCGCGGCCCGGCGATTTTGCTGGCGGCTGCGGGCTGCCCACCACAGGCTGCGTGCCGGCCGGAGACGCCGACCCACCGCTGGTGGAGGGGAATCCACCAACCAAGGTCTTGGCGAACGCAGCGGGGCCACCAAGGGCCTCCTTGGCCTTGTTGCGCTCGGACGCGAACTTGCCGCCGACCCGGAGGTTGCGGGGCAGGTGCGCTACGTAGGTGATGCCCTTGGCCATCGTGCCGGTGTCGAACAGCGGCATGCCGGTACGATTGCGGTAGCCGGCCGACAGCGGGGGCGTAATCCGCCCGGTGTAGATATCGTCCCGGACTTCCTTGACCCACTTGTAGCCCAGCGCCTCGAACGCTTTCTTCCGGGACATGCGGCCTTCGGCCACCTCGATCAACATCGCCTTGGCCTCGGCAGCGAGCCGGACCTGGTTCTGGTCCATGAACCGCCCGAGCCATGAGCGCTGCGGCACGCCCAGCCCGAGCTCATGGATGGCGCCGATTTCGCCCACCGTCAGGTCGGACTCGGGGTGCTGCTCCAGCGCTTCCTTGCCTTGGATGCCGATAGTGAGCGCGCCGAGGCCGCCGAGCTCGGTCATCAACCGGGCGTAGCCTTTGTCCTTGTCGGTGACCTTGCCCTTGACGCGGATCATGCCGCCGCCCTGGCAGGCGGGGCCGACAAGTACACCTCGTAAGGCTCGATGCGAAGCGTGGCCCGCTGGCGCTTCTCGTAGTGGCCGAGCCCTACGTTGCAGTGGTAGCAAAGCACGCCCCGAGCAAGCCCCGTTGTGTGGTCGTGGTCTGCGCAGGCGTTTGACCGCCCGTCTTTGAAAGCTCTAAATGCCTGCCGGCAAATGGCGCACACGTTGCCCTGCGCTATCAGCAGCTCCGCAACCTGCCCCTTGCGGAAGCCGCACTCCTTGCGCTGGCGTTCGCGGGCGGCGGGCTGGTTGCGCTTGTCCCGAGCACGCCTCTTGACGGGGTCACCTGGGCGGTGGGGCCTAGCTGCGTCGTACGCGCGCAGAGCGTCCAGGTTCTCCTGGCGGTATTTGGCATATCCGGCAGCGCATGCCTCGCGAAAGCCGGGGTCTGTGGCGTAGCGCTCCCGGCGCATGGTGTTAGAGCACGGAACGCAACGCCCTTTGCGCTCGCCGTCGTTCACGCAGCCTTCAGTGAGGCACTTCTTCATACCAGGGAAGGTATCAGATGCCCCAGCACGAACGCAACCCCAACGAAGCCGAACACCCGGCGACCCATCGTAGCGGCGCGCTGGCGCATGCGGAGCCGGTACTCGTACTGCAGCCCCGCGCCCTCGCCGAGCCGCATCTTGCGCGCGAAGGGCGATTGCGACAGCAGCACGGCCGCCTGCAGCATGACCGCCGTCGTACACGCTGCGTCCGTGGGGTACACGTCGGCGTTGGTCGACTCGGCCGCCTCGTCCAAGGCAGCCTGCACCAGGGCCGTGTACTCCGCGGGAATCTCACCAAACTCGGGGTATCGGTCGGTGAACGCAACGACGGTAGGAGCAACGGCCATGCTCCAGTCTATCACGCAGCTGCGGGCGTCTTTCCTTCTACCAGGTCGGCCAGGTTCTCGAAGAACTTGCCGTGGCAGTAGGTGCAGTCGTCAGGCGGGTTGACGCCAGCGAAGCACGTGCCGCAGTCCTCACACACCCAGTGGTGCTCCACCGGGGTGGTGTCTACCTTCGCCTTAGCCACGGGTCACTTCAGTCCGGCGAGGCGCGTAGAGATGTTGATCTTGAGCGTCGAGTCCTTGGTGGACTTGAGCCAGCGCTCCAGGGCAGCGCGCTCGGTGGTGACCGCGATGATGGCGTTCGCTGCATCGGCGCTCGCCGGCAGGGTCATGGGGGCGGGCGGGCCGTCTTCGCGACCGACTTGCGAGTCCTCGAACACCGTGATTTGCGGGCCGACCTTGGTGCCTTGGACCGTGATGATCGTCACGGGCGTCTGGAGCTGCGACAGGATCTCCAGGCCGGGGTAGCGGTACAGCGGGGCGCCCTTCTTGTCCGCGCGCGGGCGGCCCATCTTGTCGCACATGACGCGCTTCTGGGCACGCAGGGCGTCCATGTAGACGTCGGGCACGCTGTTGAGCCCCGGCTGCAGGCGCACGCCGTTCGGGAAGTCGGTGAAGTCCCCGTCGTCGCCGGTCTCGATGCCGAGGATGGGCGGGAGGTCGATGAAACGAGCGGTGTTGTTTTCGATCTTCTTGGTCGGCATGCGCTACTCCTGCGACGAACACCTTAGTTGTGTCCTGACGCCGCACCATCCGCCACAGGAAACGTACTAGAGCTTGGTCTTTCCTACGTCAGCGAACACACAACGGAACTCCTGGGAGCGGTCGTAGGTGCCGTCCACGTAGACTATTGCGTTGGCGTGCGTGGGTGACGTGGCCTTGCCGCCAGCGCCGGGTACGAACCGCAGTCGGCGGTCTGGTACACACACCGCGAAGTCCAGCATGGACAGGTGGTCGCGGCCCTGGGTGAGCTGCAGCTGTTCGATGGAGTAGGCCACTACCACGGCGTGCTTGAGCAACCCGCGCTTGCGGTAGTCCATCAGCCGCGCCCAGAACTGTAGGGGCATGCCACGGCCGCCTGGCGGGTTCAGGAAGACCGAGAACGGCCCGCCGCCGTACGGCTCCCACGAGCACACCAGCCCGTTCTCTGACGCCGTCAGGAAGCGCCTGGC